CTATCTCAGGCGCTGCGGCTTCTTCCATTGCCATGCAGGTGCTTTCATCATCTCCCCGAACCGTTTACGCCGGGCTAGTTCGTCGGTGACTTTGCGCTGAATCTCTCTGTGGTCGGCTGCCGTTATGCTGTGACCTGAATACTCCATCTCTGCGGCTGTCAGGGCGGCTATCTGTTGTGGGGTCATGGTTGTGCGCCTCGGCTGTTCTGAGCCTGTTATCGTAGCACTGAGGCGGCAGGATAATCACGGCTGTGCTGCTTCTTTCCGGTACTTACAGCGCGGCTGTGACGGCCTATAAAACTAAAAAAATCGGGTTAGCGTGATAGCAGAACTTTGGCGGCGGTCATTTAGCGGAAAGCGGCTGAAGATTTACCCTCCCCCCTCTCACCCAGTGGGTAAACTTCGTTTACCTGTCCCGAAAGTTGGGGAACCCATTTCGCAGGTGCAAACACCCGAATCACGGTGGGGTGGCGCGGGAAAAGGGCAAAAAAAGTTTTCTAACCTGCGGCGGTGTGAAAAGAGGCTAGGCGGCGGTACTTTGCCGGCAGGGCGGTGAACTCTTTACCTGCCCCCGGCCCCTTTCCTCCACAATAAAACAGCCTCGCCCTCGTTAATGCTGCCGCTTTCGTCCCGGCTCATGGGTATCAGATAGATTTCTGTTGGGCTGTGCTCAGGATCTGGTCTCATGCCTGAGACAATCTTTTTTAACTCCGTTATCTGTCTGCTAACTGTCATCTCTTAGCCTCCTGATATGCGCTGCGCCATCTTTGACAGAATCGAATAGCTCTTTCATCTCAGCATTATGCGGGAATGTGTAGCCTGTTCTGGCGTGTAGCTTCTTCGCCACCTCGTCAGCGTTCCCCTCTGGTGCTGTCCCGGATAACTCGTCAATCAAGGCAGATAATACCAGCGAATCGAATTTATCTTCTGGCTGGCTGCCGTCTATCATCTTTCTAATCGCTATCAGCTTCTGTCTGGTGGTCATCAGGCTAAAACCCTTCCTCTTCGGCTATTTGCTCGGCGATCTCTTTTAATGGCTTGCCGAACGTCTTAATACTCCACTCAGCGACTGCGGCTAGCCAGGCTGATGAATCAATAAAACCGTCTGCTTTTATAAACTGGCTGCGTTCTGGTGGTGGGTTATCACTGGCTGGCTTTGGCCTGATAGCATGTATGACCTTCTCTAGTGCGGCAATCTGGCTTTTCATGCTCATTGGTCATATTCCAGTTTAATACGGCGCGGATCTCCAACTGGGTAGTCCTCATGCCATGCCTCGCCAAATCTGGCTTTAATTTTACGGATGGTGTTGAGTGTCGTCATATTTTTTACCTGCTGAGGCGTCAATCACTCGCAGTCGGATAAATTTGCCTGAACTTGGTTCATCATCTCCGGGGAAAATGACGGGGGCGTCCTCAACGGGTCTGGTGCTCTCAATCTGCCTTTTCATTTCGGCAAGAGTCTTACGGACGTTCGTTAAGCATTTCCTCAACCTGTTTTTGCAGTTCCTCAAGCTCGCGCTTCATCTGGTCAATCTCTGCGACTCTGGCGGCGCTGGCGGCGGCATTGATGATATGCGAGCCAATATCCGGTGATACCTCGCCCTTTGATATGGCGGCGAGTACCGAAAGGCTGAACCGGGTCAGGTCTGTTGTGTCGGCTAGGAACTCAACCGTGGGCAATGTTGCCTTGCTCACCGGGTCGCAACGGTCAGCCCATATCTTGAGACAAGCCGTGTCTCCGCTCTTGATGCCGTCCTCTATGGCTTTCATGGCATCAGGCGTTAACTCCATCAGCTTTCGGCGGATCTCCGCGCCCTTGCCGGGTCTGCCGTTGGGATTTCCAGACTTCCCCTTAGTCCAGCGGGTAGGGTGCTTTCCCTGTTCTTTCCTGCTATCAGGCATCTGTCTGCCACCTTTCGCTATTTCTCAAACCCGTTTTACCTTGACCAAACTCAACATGATCGCGTCCCTGCGATGCTGAGTTATTTTTTCTGACGTGGCTGGAGCATCCCGCCTCCGCGAGTGCTTTCCTCTTTCATTTGGAAGAGTGCGACTTGCTTCATCATGCCGGCCAGCTGTTTTTGAGTAGCGGCGTCAATTCCTCCGGTTGTGGTTATATGGAAATTGACCTCTTGATGAATTACGTTCCCACCACCAGCGCCGGACAAATCACGGTTACTGATAACCTTGCCGTTATCACCGGGAATCATGTACTGGCTGCCGTTACTGGCTTTAAAGATCTCCGGCTTGCCGCCCTCGCCTACGCGATACATGCTGTTGGCGTTGACTGGGCCGCCGTGCTCACGCGCACCGGCCACAGCTAAACCTTTAGAAGCCATCAACGCTGTTGAATAGGCTGTTGTGCCTACGGTTGAAGCGGTTCCCATGGTGGCGATCGATGCGCTCACTGCTGCCGGCCCCCACATCCCTGCTGCGGCTGTTGCCTGCGTTGCTGTTGCCCCAAGCGCTGCTGATGCTGCTGTCTGTCCCATGAGCATGTTTTTCACATACTGCAGGCCCATCTCTACCAGACCACTGACCACACTATTCAGGATTGTGGTGCCGATGTTGGCGAATGCCTCACTGAGTCTCTGAGTGCCATTCAGAAGGCCGGTAATGGCATTAGTCGCGCCACCCTGAAGAGAGTCAACCGCGTCAGCCAGAAGGCTATTAGCGGCGCTCTGGTTGCGGTAAACCTCCCACTGAGCCGCTATGCGCTGCTGTTCGTACTGAGTGTTGGCAGCATTCATTAATGCCAGGCCATTGAGGGTAATTTGTCCCTTTTCTGTTTCAAACTGCTTTATCAGTTCTAACTTTTTCGCGTTTTCATTGGCCAGAGCCTGAACCGGATCTATAGCCCCTTGAGCTTCCTGAAGCGGGCTAACCACAGTGTTCTGCGTCGCCATGATTTTGGCTAAGTTCACCTGGTGTTGCTGCTCCATCTGCTCGGCGACTGCGTCATGTTGCTGCTGAGTGATGGTCTTTTGCTCCAGCGCCGTTTTGAGGTCAGCGACATCCTGCTTATAGCGGGTGTTCTCTGCCTGCTCGGGAATTAACTTCATAGCAGCAACCTGAGCGCGGATTGCTGCGGACGTATCCCATATCTCTCCACGATACTTACCGGCCAGCGCAATTTGCTCCTGAGTGGCCCCTTTGCCCAGTGACAACTGAGCCTGGAGAACGGCCTGAGACCGGCTCATTTCATGTGTAGAATCTGCTGATAATTCGGATTGCTGACGCAGGCTTTCCAGCTTCTGCGATACAGATTCTGCCGAAGAGGCTGACCGCTTATCTTGCTGCTCGCTTTGCTGCTGGGCTTTCCGGCGATTTTCTTCTGCTTTCTGCTGGTCGAACGCTACACCGGCCCTTGCGCGTGCCAGCTGAACATCACGTTCTATCTGGTCGGAGTCGGGGCTGCCGTCCTTTTTGGCAAGATTGCGAATCTCCATTTCAGCCTTGAGCTGGGCACGTTTCTTCTCGTTAAACTCACTTTGCAGGTCAATTTGTTCCTGCTGGTTGTCGAGATAGTCCTGAATGTCTTTAGGCCTGCTGACAATCAGGCTAGTGGAGTTGAATGTTTCTTTGGCTCTGGAAGCAAAATTGATGGCATTTCCAAATTGGTTCATCAATCCGCTTGCTAAACCAGCCTGATCCCCATCACGCTTAAGCAGGTCAATGCCTTGGGCAAGATTGCCATTCAACTGAGCGCGCAATAAGCCCGTCTTACTCACTGTCTGGCTAAGTTTGTTTTCTGCTGCGTCTACCCTGCCGGCCTGAATAGCTATATCACGCTGTACCTGCTCATAATCTGCGGAAACAGCGGCAGCACCGCGGATGCGGGCGGCCTGCTCGATAAATGTTTTCTTTTGCTCCAGCGCTGCCAGTTCGCCTCGCAGCTCGCTGATTGCGTCTTTCTGGTCGATGATTGATTGCTGCGCTTTCGCTATCTCTGCGGAAATCTGAGTCTGGTTCATCTCCTTCATCTTGGAGATGACAGCATCTAGCTTATCGGCAAAGTCGATGCTTTCCTGTTTTGCCTGCTGAGCCTTCTGGTAGAAATAGAATATTGCTGCCGCTGCCAGTGTGGCCGCGCCTGCGGGGCCACCAATTAAGGCAAGCATACTCCTCGCCCCGGCTGCGGCTGCTGACATTGCCCCCTGAGCTGCTGCCGCACGATAAGCAGCGGCGGCATTGGCTATTTGCCCAGCTGTTGCTGCTGCCAGCGCACCAACATATCTGGACCCCATTACCGCACTAACAGCCAGAATGGCTGTTGATACAAGTTCTAAGTTTTCAGAAAGGGTGATCACTGCGCTGTTAAATACAGCCACTGCTGTCTTCACCGTCGCAGACGAACCAACGAATCGTGTGATGTTATTTCCAGCCACCTCAAGGGATTGGCCGATTGTTGCTGTAGTCCTGGCGAATTCCTGTCCGATGCTAGATCCTTGGGATAACAGGCCATTAACCACAACATCAGTGGTCAGCTTGCCCTGTGCCGCCATATTACGCATCTGGCCTATGGTGACGCCCATTGAATCAGCAAGCGCTACGATAAGGCGGTTCCCCTGCTCGTTCACTGAGTTAAATTCTTCACCACGCAGTGCGCCAGAGGCTAAACCTTGCGAGAGCTGGATAATGGCGTTTTCAGCTTCCTGTGCGGTAGCGCCCGATACCACAAATCCCTGGTTAATGATGGTGGTGAGCTTGGCGAGATCGTCTGCGCTGGTTCCATACTGCCGGGTCGCTCGCTCTAATCGGGCATACAGTGACGCAGTGGCGTCGAGGCTTGAGCGGGTTTGCTGTGTAATATTGAAAACGCGCTCAGTAACAGAAGCCAACTGCTCTCCCGGCCTGACAGCGTTAGCCAGTTTGTTGTTAACGTTTGCCCAGGCATCGGCATAGGCGGCGACTTGCTGAACTGACAGGGCAGCGGTAATCGCAGTGGCCACGCGGGAAAGCGATGACATTGAGCGCTCTGCGACATTGATCTGCTTGCCCGCTTTAACAGCGGATTCACCCATGCCATCAAGTGTGTTATCGAGCTTTGCCGCCTTTTCAAGCGCCCTCTCAAGCTCTAGATCAACTTCGTAATAGAAGCCCCCTAATTTGGTGCCATCCATTCATCCCCCTTAATGACTGACGCGAGGCGAGCTTTTAGCCAGCGCGACGCGGTGCATAGTTTCGATCACGTTCAGCCCGTGGTTTGTTACCTGGTACTCCCTGCCGCTCAGAGAAATCATCTCCATCAGCATGGTGTATGCCTCACGTTCATAATCAGCCTTGCCGCTGCTGCGGGCAGCATAAACGCAGTTATCAACCAGCCCCGACGCCAGCAATTCGCGGCGCGTCTCACCGGTTTTACCGTTATGGGTGAACTGTGCGTTGCCATGCTCCCGGATTCGGTCACGGATGTATGTTTCTGCGATAGTTTCAGCCAGGCGCTGTAGCCGTTCCATCACGCCTCCTGATCCAGTTGGGCAAATGCTTTATCCATCAGGCCGCGAGCGATAACGTGAATAGTTGGAGCCACGCCTAATGGTGATTTAGCGCGTTCCTGTTCTTGAATTTTTCTTAGGGCTTCGATTTGTTCAACCCGCATCAGTACGGGTTTGACGGTTGGCTGCTGGATCATGGACACCTCCTGTTATTTTATACAGTAATTATAATTGCAATTACTGAAATAGTGGAGTGATTCATGCCGATTTATGAAACGTTAATTTGATCGTTTTGATCGAATATTTTGTTTATAAAAAACCTCGCCGAAACGAGGTTACTATGCTCAAAAAATCCCACTTATTTTGTAATGTATATATCTCATTTTTTGGATTATTGAGTTTTTGCCAATACGATGATCCTTAGCACCGGAAACAATCAGTAAATCAGTGCCTTCGATAACCTTTCCTCCTAGATGATACTGAATCATCTCGAAAGACGGGCTAGAGGTTGGTTGAAGGTATTGATATTGGCAAATCGCAGTGTTTTTTATCAGGGTTCCAAAAGAATTTTCAGCCTCATAATCTACATAAGCATCAGAAAGATACATTTTAAGGGAACCATCATTGATGTATTTTTTCAAAGGACTACCGCTTCCTTTGTACAACCTTGAAATGGCCTCATCCTGAGTGAGTACTTTTGTTACCACTATTGATTTTCCCAATCTATATGAGCTTGGTGATTTCATATTATCTTTCGTAATTTCACTACATACTGAAACCATACCAGCGTCGTAAGACTTTTCGGGCGGCACCAGTAGTATCCCGCTCAAGGCTATGAACCCCAACGCCGCCACTGAAAACAAAACTATCTTTTTTTTATTCATATCCCTATCCCGTCAGTATTGGTGAGACTAATCCTATTGGGCTGAGCGTCCCATGGCAATAAAAACCATCCATAGATTGAGCGTCATTTATTTGGCTTTGAGTCTGAACGCCTCGCCGCCCGGTCTGGCTAATCCCATCCTACGCTGTGTGTCGCCTGCTGCTCTGGTGACATCACCAAAGGTATCGACCAGCACGGCGGGGCGCACTCGCTTTGCCAGGCACTGATTACGCCGGTTTTTGAGCCACTCTCTGCCGGCTTCGGTCTCGCATTTGTCGAACACTTCCAGCCAGCGTGAGGCGGCTCTGCGATACAGCCCTTTTGATTCCAGTTCCTGCGCCATTTTGTCATTCACCATCAGCGGCCCCCTTGAGCTTATTCAGCGCCTCAGTGGCTTTCTGCTGCTGTTCGGTTGTCACTTCACCCGCCGGCTGGCCTGTCAGGTCATAACGCTGCCCGCCAGATGATAAGGCCATCAGGTAGCTGGCGCTCTGCGTATACCCGGCTAACGCGGCCTTGAATGAGCCTGTGCCGAACTGAATCCCTCTGGCCTCAATATCGGCAATGGCATCATGCAGGATACCCACCTTGAGCGGCTTTGGCGCTTCCCTGTTGAACAGCTCAGGCCAGTGCTCAGACAGGCGCTTTATCTTCCTGATACGGGCTTTCGCCGTTTTCTTTGATTTCGCTGTCTGTGCTTTCGCTGGTGCGCCTTTAGCTGGTTTGGCTGCCGCTTGCCCTGGTGCTGAGGCGGTCGTTTCTTTGGGCTTCTCTGGCGCTGAATACAGCCCCTTTGGTTTGCGCTTAATGCTCAGGGTTTGCATTGCCTTATCCTCTGTCGTGGTGCTGGTGGCCTGCTGGTGTTGAAAATGGCGGGCGGCATCGGTTGTGCCGGGTGCTTAGCCCGCCGCACGTCTTAAAAATCATCGTCGAAAGGTGGCCGCTGATCGAACCCATCCGGCGGGTTGTGCGTGTCCCATCCCGGCGCTGCGCCTGTTGCCGGTGGGCTTTCCTGATAGCTGGCTTTCTTCCTTCCTCCCGGTCGCGTCGTCCTGGCGCTTATCACGCTGTCAGCGATAACCTGCGGCTGCTCCTTCTGCGCTCCATCCTGAGCCGCCCACTGGTTAAGCTGCATGTTGCCGGCAATGCTTATCATGTCGCCCTTAACGTGCTTTGCCAGCGCGGCGGCCTGATTGCCGAAAGCCACCACGCCCAGCCAGAACGTAGCCTCGCCGTTCTGTGCGGTACGGCAGGGAAGCGCCACGGATAACCGTGCCATTGCCATATGCTTCCCGGTTGTTGTTGTGCGGATCTGTGGATCGGCCACCAGCCGCCCGTATGCAGATACCTGTGCGCTCATTTTTTGCCCTCGATTATTAGTTTTACTTATCGCCTGTGAACGGCTCGACTTTTTTTCTGTATATAAGCAAAAACGTGTCGGTTCATTCGGTTCATCGGTTCACTGCCCTGCAGCCCGCGCCAGCTCTGGGTTTCGCTGAACCGACTCTTATTTTTTGGCGTCGGTTCAGCGCCATGCTTTTTCGGTTCACTGCCAGCCAGAAAAATATCGCCTCGCTTACTTTCGGTTCAAAATGACAATTTTTCGGTTCAGCGTCGGTTCAGAATCAGTAATAAAAACCTTATAAATCAAAGCAATTAATCTACTGAACCGAATGAACCGACTGAACCGACAGCAATTCCTCACACGTGAAAAAAGAGAATTAATCTGGCTGGCCTTCCTCTTCCTCCGGCAAAAATTGCAGGACGTAGACGGTTATTTGCCTGCCGTCGATCCTTGGCGTTTTTCGCTGGTAGCCTCTGCCGTCTGCTGGCGGATTAAGCATCCCCGCTTCTTTGAGCACGCGGGCAACCTGTTGCTTGTTGAATCCTCTGGCGATCTCCTTCTCAAACGTCGCGGGCAGGGTAAAAAACGTCATCGGTGAATCGTCGTGCGCCCCTCGCTGCCGATAACCGGCAAGGTTTTGTATTGGCAGGCTGGCCGGATCGTAGGGAAACGGGGCGAACCGGCTCAGGCCGTAGGCATTAAGAAAAGCCTCGGTCTGCTCAATGATCTGCTGGTGCTCTTTGTTCCCTGTGCCGAACTCTTTCAGCCATGCGTTATAGGCGTGCTGGATAGCGTCACGGCACGCCTGAGCATCCCAGCCAGTGATTGCGCTGCTGAGAAGCAAAGCGGCCTCCAGAATGGCGAACCTGCCGCCGACGCGGTGTACCTGCTCCCCATAGTCTGCGGGAATCAGGCTGCGCCAGCGTTCCTCACACTCACGAACAGTTCTGGCCGCTTTGTCTTTGTCGCCCGCCAGTAACTTCACCCATGCCCTGCCGGCTGCCCCGTGGTTTTTCTGCCAGGCGAATTTCAGCGCGTCAGCGTGGTCTTTACCCGATTTGTACCCGTGGAAATTGACCGCCTTAGTCATGGGGATGTTCAGGAGCCGGACAAGCTGGCCCGCTTTGGTCTGCCTGCCTGAAGTGGCGATGAATGTTTCCATGTCCATTTCACCGGTACTGATAGCGATAGTTCGCCAGCGTTTTAAGTCCCGGTTCCCTCCCTCTTTCGCGCCCTGTAGCTTGCCAACGCCGTTAAAAAGCGCATATGCGGATTGTGAAACGCTGACCGGATCTGAACCCTGCCCGACTTCATCCAGCGGCATCAGGCCGTCGTTGTGGGCGGCGGCCTCGTTTATCAGCCCCAGCGCCGTCCCGTACCACGTCAGGCGAAGTGCGTCGGGATTGCCGTAGAGGCTGCTGGCCACGTTCTGCGTGGTGGTCTTCCCCGCGCTCGACTGTTCGTAAAAGTGGATGCCGAACCCGTCTCGCTCTGCCAGTCCGATCAATGGTGCGGCCAGCGCGGCGGCGACGGCGGTCATCATCGAATAATTGCCATACGACAGCCGGGCAACTGAATCACGCCAGCTCTCTGCTGAGCCTTTGACCCTGTAGCCGGCAGCGGCTGAACTTCTGCCGTTGAACAGCACGGGGCGCTCAGGCTGCCCGATAACGTCGCCGTCGGGCATGATATATGCGCCAGACTGCCATCCCGTCGCGTCGGCCACGCGCCACAGCTCGCGGCTTCCACTTCTTTGCAGCCAGTCGGCCAGCGTTGCCCGTAGCGCGTTTTTCGTGGTGACGTTCACGCCACCAGCTTTCAACCTTTTCCAGCCCTCACGCTCGCCAATATCTGCCAGCGGGATCGCTGCCGTCGTCTGTGAATCAGCGCCGAACGCCAGCCAGGACACAATCAGATACTGGTCTTTATCGTCCCTTCCGGTACCGATAACCTCCAGCGGTGAGCATAACCAGCTCTCGTTATTGATTATCTCGCCTGAATCCTTATCAACCTTTGGCGTTATCCAGAAAACCCCATCGGCGCGGCTCTCAATGCGCGGCTTCAGCGGGTCGGATGCTTCATCCCTTACCGTAACCTTACCGCCATCAATCGCCTGTAACTGTGGTTTCACCTGCACGCCCTCCGGCTGATAAATCGAATCCCTGAGCGCCGCTCTGGCGGCTTCTGTACCGAACTGCTGGCGGTAGTCGTCCCAGTCGAATTTCTGCTCTCCCGGCGGGATTGATACCGAACCGGAAACGCGCTGCGCGGCTTTCTCTGCTGCCAACTTCCCGGTATTCGGTTGTTCGTCGTCGTGATAATCGTTATCCCCGGCAATGACGATCTGCGCGTCCGGGTATCTGCGGCGCATAACCTCAGCCACGGGCAGCAGGTTGCCCGCGTCAACCGCCGCCACGGTCAGCGCGTCAGGTCGCATCAGGTGAATGGACAAGGCCGTCGCCAGCCCTTCGGCAATTAAGACGCTCTCCGGCGCTGCCGTTGCGTTGACGGCGTGATATGCCCCGCGCTTTGCCGAACCGGTCAGAAGTCGCTTTTCTCCGCGTGGAGTAATGTTCTGCGCCGCCACAACCTCGCCTGAATCATCCACCAGCGTCAGGAGCAATGACCCATCGGGCAGGATCGGGAAGGTGAACCCGGCCAGCCCTTTGCCGGACAGGTAAACCGATTCCCCCTGTGCGCTGCTTTGCAGGCGCTCACTGAACAGGCGGGCAAAGGTATTCCGGCGCTGCTCGGCTTCGTCTGCGGCCTGTTTCTGGCGCTCCTGCTCGCGCCGGTGGCGCATGGATTCGGCCTGCTGCTTTCTCTGGCTGGCCTCTTCGGGTGATTGTGTTGCCCGGTAATCAATACCCATCACGTCAGCGGCGAGTTTTGCCGCCTCCGTAGCGTCGCACTGGTTCACCTTGGCTATTAAGTCCAGCCCGTCGCCAGCCCCGCACTGGTTGCAGATGTGTGAACCCCGCCCGTTATCATCGAACCGGAACCGGTCAGATCCCCCGCAAGCGGGGCACGCGGCATGGCGGCGCGGTGAGTCTGGAACGTCAATAGACAGGCCGGCCAGCACATGAGGCCAGCGCCCTGCGGCGGCGGCGGTGACTTCGCGGATCAGCTCAATGCTTTTCATCGATCCCCCCTTCTGCCAGTGACTCCGCCATATCTGCAATCATACTTTTCCAGATCTCCCCGCCGAACTCAGTCAGTCCGTGCCCTGTGAGGCATTTCTTCATCAGCACGATCCCCATTCTTTCCCACTGCTGATACCCCTCTTTGAGCGGGGTCAGGGCGAACGAGTCCACCAGCTCACGAATACCCTTTGCCCCATCGGTAACGGCCACCTCAATGCGAGCGCCGCCAATGGTCATCGGAAACCAGTCGCCCCCGTTCTGCTGCCTTACGCTGTCATACACGGCTGCGGCGAACTGGCTAGCCAGGGCGTTTAATTCAAAGTTTTTTGTCATCATCTGGCCTCTCAGTGCTTTACCGGCGCATCAGGTACGCCCTCGCTGTTCAGCATTTCGATAAATCCGTCATGAAGCATCGCCAGCGCCATCCGCCCCTGCTCTGACAGCCTCAGTCCCTTGCCGGGTATGGCTTCCGTCATCGTCTTATAGATGCCCACGGCAAGCGGATAGCCAGCCTCTGCGCCGTACTTCTCCAGCGCCAGACCCTCGATGTGGTTTGCCAGTGAAAATCGCTCCGCTGCCGGATAAACGGCAATCGCGCCATGCTCTCCGGCGTAAATGGTGGCGGTGTCGGTTCCTCCCTGCTCGTTTTTCACCTCGATGGTGCTGTAGGTCTCTCTCTGCTCAATGATGAAAAGCGCGGCGACTACCCAGCGCCACGTCTCGGCCCACTGCTCGCCGGTCGGCGTGAAATAGCCCAGGCGTTCCGCCTCCCATATCAGAGAGATCGCTCTCAGCCCTGTGAAAAGGTCGCCGTCTGAGTCCCCGGCGTCCAGCTTGCGGATTGCGGTGCGGTAGCCCGTCAGGGAATTCCCGTCCCTGATTCCGTCTGGCGTTGCTTCTGCGTACCGTCCTACTTTCATGGCTTCCCCCCGCCCCGGTTGTTCTCCAGCCTCATGACGTCACCGATCAGCGCGTCCACCGCCTCCGGCACGCCATCCAGCAACGTGATAAGCGTCCCGATAATCTGGCAGGCACGCTCGTTGCTGCCGCTTTCCGCTTCAAGCCAAAGGGAAAGAACTGCCTGCGCCTGTGAAATTTGGCAACACGCATCTTCTGCGCTAATGATCCGGCTCACTGGTCGCCCTCCATAGCCAGCGAATCGGCCAGCCCGTCTAAAATTGTCAGCACGGCGTCCACCATATCGGGCGCGTTGCCGTCATCCTTGGTCATGCTGTTCAGCCATACGCTGAGCACGGTCTGCGCCTGCTGAATCCGGCACATGACGGTTTCATTGCTTAGCTTTTTATTCACTTTGCCGCCCTCTGCGCCATCTCTCCCCCCAGCCATATCACAACGCTGCCTGACAGCTCACCAATCAGCGCCGCGACGGCTTCCACCTCTGACCAGTCCATGCGGTGCGGGTGTTGCTCTATCATCCGCGCGATGATTTCTATCTGGTGGGCGCGTTCTGCCGCCTGCTCTAATGTGATTTCATGGCTCACGCTTCGCCTCCCAGCGCACGGGCTGCCACGCGCTCGGCAATCTGGATCAGATCCGCCCCGGCTTCCGACTCTTCATCGCTGGCAGTCAGAAACATGGCAGCATTGAGAAGGGCGCGGATTTTCCCCAGCGCGTCGATAGCATCATTCTGTGTGAGTTGGTCTTTGCGGTTCACTTCACGTTCTCCAGTCCGGGGATAGTCATCTGTGTAATGGCGGTCAGGTATGCAATGGCGGGCCTGATTAGTTTCAGCTCGCGCCTGCGCTGGTTCATCTCTGCGCTGCCGTGCTTTCCGTGTCGCCAGTGGGATTTACGCTCTGCGGCAGCGATGGCGCTCTGCGCCTGCTGTAACGGCATGGCGTCCAGCTCTGCCAGCGTAGGAATGGGGATCGGGCGAATGTCAGCAAAGGCGGCGAACGGGCGGAAATAGCTGTTGACCAGCTCGCGCTGTACCTGCCACGAAAGCGAGTCTTTGAACGGTTTTACAACCATCAAATAGCCAGACTCAAATATCAGCGTCACGTCCTCGGTGATTTTTTCTGCTGATTTTTTGCGCGTGTCTTTTATAGACGCGCACTTTTTGCGCGTGTCTATGGCGTACTGACTGGAAAGAAGGGCGCGGTATTCATCGGCTGAAACCTTTACAAAGTCAGTGCCGGAGATGAAATGCTCAATATGACGGTTAAAAGCCTGACGCGCTGAACCATCAGGGCGCTGGTGGGCCTCGTCAATCATGGCAAACGTCACGACACGCTGGCCCCGGTACTCTACGGCTGGCATGGCCTGGCTGATTGCTGGCGCGGTATTAGTGAGCATAAGCACCTCCTTTGCGTATGCGTCCGGCAAAGAATGTGACGTGATCACGAGCAAGCGACTGACGGGCTTCGCGCTCGGATTGTGCTTCGATATGGTGAATCTTTGCGGTGATTGTCTGGCAATTACGCGGAACGGCAGCAATCAGCCAGATAAATGACGGCTGCTGTGCCTCTGAATTCAGGTCGTGAGCGTTCCGCCCTTGCGGGTGTGTGGTATGATTCAAAACAGCTTCCTCGTTACTGATAATAACGCTGGTAGTTAGATGCCCTGTTAGTGTTCCACCACTGCGGGGCATTGTTTTTATAGGTAGCACAATGATAAGGTGACCACCTAATAACGGTGAGATTAATTTAATAGGTGACCACCTGTCAATGATAAAGCGCGATAAGAGTCCAAAAGGTGAAGGGCAATCCCCACAATTCAGAATGCGGATAACCCCGGAACTTAAAGAACAATTTGAATCTGTGGCTGCTGAGTCCGGTGTGAGTTTGGCTAACTGGCTCAAGACGCTAGGACGCAAAGAGCTTGAGCGTTTAGGCATCGAACCAAAGGGCTGATAGTCGTCCTGCATACTGCAAAGGGGCGGATTTGAAATCCCGCCCTTTTTTACGGACTCCAGAAACACAACCAGTCCCGCCTGAGTATTGCCGCCCTTCTTTAAACCGTAACTCTTTAAGAGTTTTGCCTGTGCATAGCTCACCACCTTATTGAGGGTAAGCGCCTCGCCCTCGCGTACTGCTAACGAAACTCCGGGCGCTGCGGTATCGAAACGGTTGCCAGTGGCCAGCCCTCGCGTACTGGTCACGAAACTACTTGCTGACTCGGCATCAAATTCAGGTTTTCTCAGGTTTTGAATATCAACTTTTGACAACAAGCCGGCCGCTCCGGGACTGCTCTCAATGTCTGGTTTTGTGAGGTTCCCGGCAGCCATATCAGGCGGGTAGATATAGTGCCCGGACGTCATGCCAGCCAGCGGGAAGCCTTTAACTTGGGCGGCGTTCATCAGTGAACCTCCGGCAATTGGGGCTGATACTTGCGCCATAACTCAGCCTCTTCTGCAATCAGGCGTGATTTTTCGGCTTTGCAGGATTGAAGGTCTTTGCCGCGCTTGCTGGCCTTCTTGTCATAGGCAGCCTGTCGCTTGCTGTGATCGTTCAGGAAAGCGAACGGAACACCATAGCTGCCCGTCTTGCGGATAGATGGGATGACCTCACGGAATACCCAGTTAGTGAATCGATGGGCGAATGTGCCGGGTGTGGTGGCCTTGCGGCTGCGGGCGATCAATTTGTAGAAACCGGATTCACCAACTGTGCGCATAAGCTGTTGGCCTCCGGGGGTGGGTGTTAAACACTCCCCCTTCTCATCGTGGTCTAATCGACGCAATGCGACTTTGTGATCGGAAATTTCCAGCGCCTCACAAATATCTTTGGCGATAAACCACGGCTCACCGCAAATGCTGACGATTCGCACCGACTTCCCCTCGAATTTAATAACCGAAATATTATCTTCATCAGCGGCGAAAATAGCGTTGATGCTGGTGGTAGGCTGAGGGGCGGCCTTAGAATTCAATCTGCTTTTTTCAGTTTTCATTTGTCAGGCTCCGTTAAGCGACGTTGAACGCATCCGGGTACAGGGAAAGGATTTCGTTAACCTCATGCTGAGACAGTCCGGCATACCCACCAGCTTCAGCATTACGGTTAACCAGTTGGATAACGCGCATCACGTCAGCGCGACAGGTGATCCGGTAACGGAAGTGGCTGCCGATCCCGTCGCCGTTCGGCTCATTAATGCGCTCAAGCTGAATATCAAGCCGTCGTTCTAAATCGGAGGCATAATTTCTCCCTGAAGACAGCCGGCAGTATCGAAGGATCTCGTTCTCAGTGAAACCATTAACGCCGGTGCGCATCATGTAAACGCGGGCGCGGTGCTTTTTGGGTGCTGGCTTAATATTGGCGATAGGCATATCATTACAGGTGCTGCCCTGTCCGACGATGCCCGCCTCTGTGCGGGTTTTCTTTTGCATTAAGCTACCTCGCCACGAGATTCGGCGATGCGCTGATTAACCCACTCATCAACTTCACTTTCAACGAAAGCGATAGCGCGGGAACCAATTTTTACTGATTGAGGAAAGCGACTTTCTTTAAGCAAACGATAAATCCACGCCTTGCTATAGCCTGTACGGCGCTGAACTTCTGATAAGCGAATTAGTGATTGAGACATATTTACCTCGTAACGTCTATTGCGGTGTACAAGGTAAATGATGGCATGAAAAACATGTTTATTTTCATACCCTCAAGCATGAGGGAGAATAATGCGGAAAAGACCCTTAGGGTTCATGGCTGCGCTTACCCATGAAAGCTTAACTACCCTGAGGGTTAGGAGTAACAAGCCCTCAGGGTTAGAAGATTTTCCGCCTAACTACCCTGAGGGTGCGGGTTTTACCCCCGCTTAATGGGGCATGCAACTAGTTCTATCGACTCTGCTTGGCGATTGGTGAAACCCATTTCTTCCAGTTCATGCCTGATAGAAGCTTGGTTTGCTCGCGTGGCTCTATCATTCTCATGATCATATCTAGCCCATTCTTTATTTCTAATTTGTATAGCAAGAAATAGGGGATCATCTTCTCGATATTTTTTGATTAGAATTGGTCGCTCATTTTCAAGTTTGATAAGTTGACGCTTAAGCGTGTCTATCTCCATGCGCAAAATTTCAATATCGGAATCGCTCATAGGATTTCTTTCATCAGTCTTAACAGATGCTGGTTTGACCTCTTCAAGAGGCACAGACAAATCGATCCCAAGTTTATCCGCTAACTCTTTTAATTCAGAACGTCTGAATCCATAAGTGTCAAAATGAGGAGCAGACCAATGCTGTTTAGTTTCCGGCCAAGATTTTGCCATATTAAATTCCTCCGATATCAGAACGGTATATCATCATCAAAATCAATCTTTGGCCACGGGGATTCTATTATCTCAGGAACACATTTCTCCTCGTGAATAGCTTTTAGCAACGACTCAAGCTCTACATCCTCATAACCGCCATCAGTTGGTTCTATGGTTTTAGCGATTCCTTGCTTAACCCATTCACCGAGGTTATTTTCTTGATGTTGAATGTAAAGGAAATCAGCAACCTGAGACTCATCAACATGTGGTTGCTGTAAGCGTATTCTGGAAATAAGCTCCCTAAGGCTTATAAACTCACTGTCACGTTCCTTAAGAACCTTCGCAATATCTAACATAACGCCACCTCACGCCCTCTTATTTTGGCGGCTATGCCAGCCCGCAGAGGTGTGCGGGTTTTCGGGGATCAGCCTAGACATAGCCTATTCTTTGTTCGTCTACTAAAGTCTACTCCGGTATGCTAGCACTGTCTATTCGTACAGTCATGCCTGTTTCCCGAACGTGCCATGCACCACGTTTTCGCCGTTCTCCAGCGCTTCCATGTAGTCGGCATACCACTGAAGCATCTCCCGGCGTCCATCCAGATACTGGGCGTGGTTGTAGGTGCCACGAATACTGTTCTTATCTGCGTGAGCCAACTGCGTTTCAATCCATGCAGTGTTATAGCCCTGCTCATGCAAAATGGTGCTCATAGTGTGTCTGAAGCCGTGACCGGTAGCTTTACCGTCATAACCGATTCGTTTGATAACCTGATTGATACTGGCCTCGCTCATCGTCTTCCCTGCATCGTTGCGCCCGGGGAACACATAGCGCCCTCTTCCCGTCAGCTGGTGAATTTCTTCAAGGAGAGATTTAGCCTGGATGGAAAGCGGCACTACATGAGGGCGGCGCATCTTCATCCGTTCTGCAGGTATCTGCCAGATGCCTTTCTCTAAATCGAATTCAGCCCATTCAGCAGCGCGTAACTCAATCGTGCGTGTGCCAGTAAGCATCAACAGCCGGGTGGCATTTTGTGTAACCCTGCTGCCAGTGTATTCACTAAGTGCGCGAAGGAAGCCGCCAATCTGTTCGGTGAGAAGATGAGGGAAATGCTTTTGCTTTGGCGCTTTTAGTGCGCCGGCGAGATCGGTAACAGGATTATGCTCTGCCCTGCCAGTAATAACGGCATAGGTAAAAATCTGACTGCAAGCCTGCCGAGTTTTCTTCAGCTTATCCAGAACGCCGCGCTGCTCCATCTTTCTGAGCACCAGCAGCATCTCTGCCGCTTTGATTTCTGCGATGGCACGTTTACCGATAAACGGGAACACATCTTTTTGCAGGTACTCCAGAATGTCACTGGCATAGCCCTGTGACCAGTTGGGGCGCTTATGCTCATGCCATTCAATCGCCAGTGCCTCAAAGCTGTTACTGACCGCCAGAATCTTAGCCTGCTTTTCCGTCTGTTTAACTTCGCCCGGATCACCACCAGCGGCCAAAGTGCGTTTTGCTTCGTCACGCTTTGCCCTAGCATCCGCCAGCGATACGTCAGGATATACCCCCAGCGCCAGCAACTTTTCTTTACCGGCTACGCGGTACTTTAACCGCCAGTAACGTGAGCCATTAGTATTCACCAGCAGATACAAGCCGCCGCCGTCAGAGAGCTTGTAGGCTTTATCTCTGGCCTTGGAAGTGTCCACTGTGCGGGCATTGAGTTTCAATTTGGGGGTATCTCATTTCATTGAACAGGAATCTACCCCCAAATGTACCCCCACATGATTGTTGATTTCAATAGATGATAGTAGACGTTGAGATAATGAGATTCGCGGGAAGGTGCTTACTGACTGGGATTTTGTGGACTTTAGTAGACGACAGGAGAAGTGAAAATGGCACGCCCTACAGGATTCGAACCTGTGACCTACGGCTTAGAAGTTCCTAGAATCAGCTTTTAACACAGTAACTTACCGCATCTGACCGCGCTCACACGTCCCATGATGCAAAAACATGCAAAGGCATGTAAAACGACTCAAACCCCTGCATGTCCCAAATCTGTCCCACTCAAACAGGCCCTGCCCCATCGGTAAAATCCAGCACCTGGTAAATCACCCGCCCAAGCACCTCGACGCCCTCCATTTGTTCGCCGGCAATGCACTCTCCATCTGGCATTACCAGCCCTTTCACCGACAGCCTGACAAACTCAATACTTCCGCAGTTGCTAACCAGCAGCGTATCTCCAATTTTTGCCTGAGAGACAGGCTTGATGATCGCAAACCCGCCAGGGAAATCATGCACGCGCACAGACGTGTCGATGCCCGGCAGTTCGTCAATTCGAAAGGGGCGCTCGACGTAGTCCCTCGCTGGTGACGGAAACCCCATATTAGCGACCGCCGTTGTTCGGGTTGAACAGGTGGAATGTACGGCGCTCTCCCTCCTCGGTGCTCACGTCGCGAAACGAGTGCTGGTGAGTCTCAATCCAACGGTTTGCCTCCGCCAATGTCCAGTGCCAGTTAACATGTCCCAGCTCTCGCACAAAATCCGTCGTTGATACCGTCCGGCGCCCTCCCCGGCCAATGCTGATAGCGGCCACAAACGCCGTCTCTATCTCGTATGCTCGCGGCATGATAGTTACTCCGATTAGTTACTGTATTTATATACAGTATTATTGATCGAGGCAGGCTATCAAGCGGGTTTTTGGCGGGGAGAGTTACTACGTTGAGTTGTCGATGAATTTAGAGCGCACTATTCAGTGACGCCAAGGCAGGTCAGCACCATCAAGCGGTCTTTTCAAGCTTTTCAATCCTGCCGATCAGGTCAGCTACGACTTTGTCGCGCTCTTCGATGGATTCCATAAGAGCTAATATTGCTTCATGGTGAAGAGCGGCCGATACGCCATAAGTGTCAGGAGAAAGCACATCGTCCACCACGGTTCCATCTTTAAGAGTAATTCGGCCCGTTTTCGTTACTGCGTCTGGGAACACAGATTGAACAGACTGGGCACTAAACCCATACCCTCTAACCCCAGTATCCAGCCTCTCATAATGGATACCGCGTATTCCACGCATCTTTACCAGCGGGTCTTCTATATATCCAAATATTTTTTTGATTCTCTCGTCAGATTGGGTCTGCCAGTTACCCACCCCCCTGCCGTCTGGATAAAATAAAAAGTCAGCGCCCAGTCCTTCTTTCGCAATCACAGACACTTGAAAGTGAGATAGTAACGTATCTCCGCCCCTTACTCCACCGGCTGTATATGAACCATCGTACCAGGCACCCTTTAAAAAGTTTATATATGTATTCGGCTGACCATCGCCAGAACTGTTGCTTATATATATTTTTTTATTACCTCCAAAAGCGGTTTCTAACCCTATGCTTTTCCCTCCAACCGCTTTTATATCACCATTTATCAATCCACCGCTCTTACCATCAATCGTGTTTAATCGTGGATCATTACCCTGAGCAGCAGTGCCACTCTCGCTGCCGAACTGCGCAATATTCTTCCAGGCATCACTCGCGGCTTTCGCCCCCGTCCCACCCTGCGCAATGCTAAGCGCAGTAGTCAATCCGTTCAGGCTGGTGATGTCGTTATTAGCCCCTTTTTTTGCCAGCGACTTTTGCCCGGGAACGGTTACCTGCTCGCCGTTAATAGTGATGGTCACATCACCGGCGCCGTTCATTACGTCAGCGAACCCGCCCATGTAGGACTGATACATGCGGAACGTTTCAGCGATGTCCTGCGCCAGACCGTCCACGCTCAGGCTGTCACTGAGCAGGATGGCGTATTTCTGCCCGGACAACGCCGGCGATGCTGCGGGACTGACGGTCAGCCCAGTTGCTGAATTCACGGCGGTGATCTGGAAAACCTGCGCAGGATTAGACATCACGATGATAGTGCAGCCCACTCGGATCAGACTGCCGGCAGCCGTCCAGTTTGTGCCTGTGCCGGTTGCGGTATTGCCGTTAACTGAAATTGTTCCTGTTGTGTAAATCATAGTTTCCTCTTAAATTCCTACAAATTTGGCGAGCGGAATTCTCAATCCTGAAGATTGAAGAATCTGAGACCAGCTTTTCTGATTTTTTGAAACATATGACGCCTGTAACTGGCTTCCATCCCACTTCAAAACAACCCCTGAGTATCCTGATACAGCACCGTCATTACTGTAATTCCCGGGGGTAGAATTGATGAGAATCCACGGATTAAATCCCGGGTGAATAGAAAAAACGTTGTTTTGCAGATCAAATCCTGCAGGTATATCCATAAAGCCAATAATTCTAGGCATGCTTGCTGCAGACTTAGCACTCCAAACGATGTTTCCATTTTGATCAAATACATCCAGATATCCACTTTGAATGCTCGAATTCCTTGAAGTCCGGATCATATCTCCAGCTTCAGGCTCAAACATATCCGCACCAGGCATTGAAACCTTACCAGTGTTCATCCTAAGCCAGCGTAAGTTACCGTCATTCCAGAACTGTTGAGCAGAAAAACCAAACGAGTATCCGTCAGTGAATGGGTTAACAACCTGAACAGCACCAACATCGGTGATTGGTGAAACGCCCCTCCTGTCAAGAAATATTGTAGATCTGTTGTTGGAGTCTATCGTTATTTTGCCATTTTGATTGAAAGCCTCAAATCCGCTCATTGAAAGCTATATACCTCCACATTAAGGACTAATGCACGCGAGGTGTATTCAGGTAGATACGTTACCGTAAATCCCCCGTTATATGCCCTGCAGGAATACAGGCTGGTATAAGACGGATCAAATGAGTTAGACACAGGCGTGACGATGCTCCCATCTACAGTAATTCCGGGGAAGGATATATTTTTCATGCTATCACCTGAAAAAAATTGTACGCTGACAACGCCAATGAATCTTAATGAAAAATCAGAAAGATCAACAGAAATTCTCCCAGATGAATCCCAGCATTGTAGCCCCTGTGGCATTACCATAACCCCATTCTTACGCGCAGGACATTATTGCCATCGAAGATTTGAATTAAGTTACTTGAAATAAGCATCCTACCCCCTCCGGCAACACCGTTTATCTCAAAGTTACCGCCCTTATCTAGCCTCCATCCTGATGTTCCTGGTGCATAATCATTTGACTGGATATAGTTGCCGATTTTTGTGTTGCCGATAGTCCCGTCCTGAATAAACGTTTCTCGGATAAATGTCTGGCCGTTTTGAATCACAAACGGCAATGACACTGCGCCGCCGGCCTGAGACATAACCGCAAATCTGTCTGCCAGAAACAGCACCTGCGACTGCATCCCAGCAGGCGTATTCTGCACCCCAATGCCCATCCCAGCAGCATATTGACGACCGTTTGAGTCGACCCCAACTTTGATGCTGTACATCGCATTGAGATTGCCGTTGACATCGGCCAAAGCCTGCGCGGTCTGATTTATTACGGCGCTCTGACCGTTCACAGTCACGCTGAGCGAGTTGATTTTAGTCGCCGAAACCTGCGAAAAATCAGCCATCACCTGCGCGAAATCAGTCGCGTTGCCACTACCGGCGCCTGCGCTCGCATCCAACGTTTTCAGGGACTCGGCTACAGCCTGACTCGCGTCGGCCATGACGTTATCTACGCGCTCAATCCCCGCTTTGTTGTCCCGGTACTGAACGCTCAGTAGGTTGCGCTGGCTGACCTGAGCCAGAGCATTGTTGATCAGTGCGATAGCGTTGTTCTGCACGCCGCCGCTGGCCGTGTCAGTGCGGGCACCCAGCTCCTCCAGACGGGACGACATAGCGGAGTCAAGTGTGGTCACCGCTTGCGTCAAATCTGTGACGTCAGCGCGGTTCTGCTCCGTTTTTGCAGTCAGCTCGTTTACTGCGGTAGTGCGGGCCTCCGTCTCGTTTGCCAACGTCTGGCGTACCTCCGTCAGCCCCGACTCGTTTTGCGAGGTTTTCGCCTCGAGGCGAGTCACGTCCGTCACCCTCGCTTCCGACTCGGTGGCAATGACCTCCCGGAGCTGTTCAAATTTTGCAGAATTAGCGCCCTGCTGCGCAGACTGCCGCACGACAACATCAGCGATAGCCAGCGAGTTGCCGATAATCGCCTCTGCGGTCTGTTTATTTGAGCCGACAGCGGCTGCAAGACCGTCCGCGTTTTCCCGAATGGCCTCGGCCAGCCCAGCCAGTTTTTCGCTACTGTCAACGGCGTTTTCGATAAGGCTTTGGAACACCTCGGAGTCTTTAATCTCCTCCAGGATTGCATCCGTAATGTCGGAAACATCGATGCTGGCCTGTCCACGCACCCACTCCGTGTAACCGGACTCATTGCCGGTTCGGTCTACCAGCTGCGCGCGATACCAGAAAATCTGCCCCGCTTTCAGGCCCATCTGCTGATATTTGCGCTGCGGATATGGTACATCGGCCAGCAGCATCGCATCAGCGTCGCTACCGGTCAGGCTGTACTGAATTTCAGTTTTCAGCGTGTCGCCGGTGTTGGCCGGGAATGACCAGCTGACGTTGATACCAAAAACGACATCATCAGTAGCGGTCAGGCCGATTGGCTTCGGAACATCTCCCATGCGTCCAGAGAGTTGTGTTAGGGCAGATGTAGCCCACAGACTGGAAGCGCCGGCGGAGTTGATCGCCCGGACTCGCACCAGGTAATCACCCGCAAAAATTCCCACTACCTCAATATTTCTCAGGCCCGTTTCAGGGGTATTAATCCACTGGCTCTCCCCGCGTTTCCACTGTATCTGATAGGCAACTATATCTGCCTGAGGCTTTCCACTTTTATCAAGCGGCGCATCCCATGTAGCCACAAGCGTAGCAACACGCTGCCCTTGGCGAACGCTATCATAGCCAGAGACGGAGATATTTCCCGGCTGCGCCACCAGCCCGGTCGGGATTAGGCTGATCGGAGGCGTATCCAGACGAGCATTGTTATCGACCGCATCATATTTTGATGCGTTATACTCGGCCCCTGTGATTGTGAAGGTGTTTTCTTCATCATCAAATCTCAGGTTTGTAACGCGGAAGTATTGCAGGCGCAACTGCCCGGCATCGATGACGAATACAGCGTTGGATAACGGTGCTGCCGTGAAAGGCGTGGCAACCACCAGCTGCGTTCCGTTTACGGACTGAATCACCCTGCTTTCAACGGTACCGCCCTGCGTGCGGATCATGAGCGTGTCACCCGCAACGGCACTGGTACCCCGATCGGTTGTCACAGCCTTCAGCACGGCGTTATATCCGGTGATACGCCCGCCATAAACCCGCCCTGAAAGGCGTTCGTCGGCAAATGCAAACACAGTTCCCGGCACGTAAACATAGCCATCAAGACCGGTCTGTAGCGTGATAATCCGGTCAAGTGAGTTGGAATAAACCGCCCATCCGCCCCGGCGTTGTGCTTCGCTCTCGCGCGTACAGCCGATTGCGGTGATTTGCGTCTGCTTAAACTTGAACTGCTTCACCAAGTCAGGAAAAATTACCGCCGTGGTACGGTCCTGATAATGATTTTCTGGATCACTAAAATTGATAAGCGCGCTGGAGTAGCGGTTCTTTTCGCTGCCGCTGGAGTATGTAGGCTTGCCTACCACCGAGGCGCGCGTGAGGATCTGTAGCTTCGAGGTATCGACCGGCATATCGGAGACAACGTTAAACATGTTGTTGCCCCAGAACGTCATCCCGTTGAATCCAGCGGCGATGTCCTTTATTACCTGCCACGCATCGGCCTGTGACTGGATGTAAGCGTCGAACATGAAGCGAGGTTCTTTGCCATTACCTCCGTTTCCATCAGGTACCTGCTGATCGCAACGCTGCCCAATGCGGTAAAGTTCCCATTTATCCAGCATATCCGGCTTTACACGGCGGCCAAGCCCGAAACGTGGTTCGGTCAGAACATCAAACCAGATCCACGCCGGATTATTGGTCCATCCCCATTTAAAGGTTCCATCCCAGGTACCCATGTAGGTCCGTGCTAATGGATCGTAGTTCGATGGAATGCGAATAATTCGCCCCTTCGGCTTACAGGAAATCCTCGGAATATTGTTGAATGATTTTGCGTTAAAAGAGACGTACAGCAGCGCTGTGTGCGGGTAACGAAGGCGGGCGTCGATCACTTCAGTAATGGCCTGCACCTGTGTTTTGTTCTGCAACAGTTGGGTGCTGCTGTCAGCAGTATCGCGAACGACGCGGATCTGCCAGCCCGTGCTGGATTTAGGCAGATTGATGCGGTGCGTGAGTTCGTACAGTGAGCTGAGCTTTTCGTTCACCGTCTTAGTCATAACCGTTTCGTAAGCGCCACCATCTGTGGCCACATCGATATGGTAGGTAATTGTGGCTCCTACAATATCGCCGTTATTTTCCTGCTGCTGAAGCCCGGTAATGCCGATTCGCACCAACACAGCGTCAATTTGGGTATTGCTGAGCGCGCGCGTCCAAGGCGTGGCATTCGTCAGTGCTACGCCAATGGTGGTTTCGTTCTCCACCGCCGGGAATCCTGGTATTGGCTCCTGCGTCTGTGTTCCTGGGCGAAAATCCCAAGACACATTCTCGAAATTCATGCTGCCGTCGGCATTGCCTAGCGGTGTACCGTCCAAATAAATACCCCCCTCTGTCAGCTGGCCGGCAAACTCTCCTTCACCCAGTGCCAGCAGCATGCGACAACGGGCCATTGACTGAGCTGAATCCTGCTGCTCTACGGGCGTATGCTGTTTCTGACTGCCGCCCTTTGCACCACTGATCGTTGCCATATGTCTCCCATAAAAAACCGCCGAAGCGGGTGTGACAGATATCAGAAAGCAAAAACCCGCCGAAGCGGGTTAAGTAATTGATTAAATGAAGATTCGCCAATGGCGTAGTTAAGCCACATCAGCGCCGTGGATCAGGTAACGAAGAGCTTCGACGCCGTTGGTGTTGTATCGGAATGCTTCGACCTGCTTGTCAGAGTGCGCCGACTTGTCCAGGAAGAACTTGCCGAACTCTTCAGTTTTAAGGCTGTGCTTGTTGGCGATACGGCCGATTTTGTTTGCCGACACATCCAGCATTTTCCCCACCTCACGCGCCGTGTAGTGGATCTCTTCCATAACCGGCAGCGGGATAGCATCGAAACCGGCAATCGGATTGATGAGGCTGGCTGCTGCTACCTGCTTCGCTTCAGGTGCCAAGTGTGGCATCAGGTCAAAGAGGTTCGTGACGGCTTCGACGGTCATCTTCAATGTGCGTGCCTTGCGGTACTCAACAAGACCGGTGACAGACTTACCGCTGGTAATGTGTGCCTCATGCATAGCCTCAAGCTTATCCACCAGAGAACGGCGAACTGCTTTTGATTCCCGAGCCGCCACACGAAGCGCCTGCTTGATCGTCATACCAATTACGTCAATTGGCCTGCCTCCGCTACTGCCAGAAGGTTTTGCACTTTTTGTGTAAAACTCTCCTTCAAGCTCGTCCTCGATTTTTTCAAGGAACTTGTTATTGCGCACCATTGGCTCTCCGCACTCTTTTCGAGCAGCATTAACCATTTCAAGCAACGACTGGCTATCGATGCTTTTCTCAGTGACAGATCCAAAGTTTTTTGCTAAAGTCAACTTAGTCATTAGACGTTCCTATACGTTGGTAGACATGGCCGCCAGCTCCACACTGGCGGTTTTCTTTTTGCGCCATCCCATGCGCCTGTCAGTGAATCTCCTTCCTTAAACGCGGCAGAACACGTGACCAGTTATCATCACGCTCTGGCTGATATGGAATGTGTAGCGTGGCCTTCTCTATTGCCACTCGAGCCTGTTCGAACGTCCAGCGGAACTCTTTGCCGAAGTCGTGAAATTTTCCGGCGTGCGCAGACTTCATTGAGTACATTGCTGGAGTCAGCTCTTTTGCAAAATCCTGCATGCGGTTCCCGATGTCCCATAACCACGCAAGCCGGCAGAGATCTTCATCGGTGAACTGAAAGGATGACAATCCTTTTTCGCCCTTACCCAAAAACTCACCTTCGATAACCTTGCCGGCCAGATACTCCACTGCTTCAGCGGTCTGCTTTGATGAAAGCTCGTCGATGTGCTTCACGCCGAACTCTTTGTGAACCAGCTTATAAACAGCCTGGTAGGTCATGCCGTACTTACCCATGATGCGGTTGACGATGCCACGCAGCGGAGTGCGATCATCAACGGTTGTTTCCGGCTTGCGGATGGCAGCGCCTTTAGTCCAGTAGTCATGCAGAGCGGTGAAGCACTCTTCCTGGTAACGAACCAGGCGGTCGCGAATGTCGTCGCGCACCTTCGCCGGGTTAATGCTGAATAGCCAGCCATTGAGCTTCTTAAGTGGAATGCACAGCACGTCGCGCAATTTGCTATCCATCGCAACCATGTTCATATGAACACAGTTGAATTTTTGCTTAGTGCCCATGAGTTTACGAACCTGAGTTGACCAACTCATGCCGAGATTTTCAACAATCGGCCTCATTGCCACATACGCAACACCTGCTGCCATAGCGGTGATGATGTGCTGTCCGTGGAACGGTAAAGAGGTGGTGTTTACTGCTTCAATAATTGCTATACTATTCATTGTTAGTTGCTCCGAAAGTTACTGACAAAGAAGCCCCGTTAGTGTTCGAGCACTGCGGGGTTTCGCCATTTTCAGGCCTCAACACTTTTACTTCCTACTAATCCGTACGCCTTTCTCAGCTGGTAAATAACCTCAGTATTAAACTGGCGGCTCTGCTGCTCACCATTTGCTTCAATGGCGCGCTTGATGTCATCGGGGATGCGTATCTTGCGCTGGTACATATCTTTAGCCTTTCCCATTCTCAACCTCCTTAATGCCCCACCGTGGGACACAAAAACAGTGTCACACCGTGCGTCATTGAAGTCAACCCCACCGTGGGGCATAATTTCTTTCACATAACGCATTCAATTGATTAGGAAGTTAGCATGAGTAGAGAAGATCCGCAGTTTCGCATACGTCTTCCCATTGAATTAAAAGAAAAAATAGAGTTATCCGCTAAGACTAATAACCGCTCCATGAATTCCGAGATTGTGCAAAGGTTAGATGTTAGCTTTGTTGAAGAAATATCCAGCGATAAGCTAATCTCAGCGCTAGATGTGATTAAAATAGCGTCAGAAGCCACCGGCAGACTTTCTACTATCATATTTAAAAGGACGTTTGAAGAAATTAATAGAAAGGCAAGGATCGGCCACAAGTCCTTTTCCATCACGCTGGACGACTTAGAGTTAGATGGGTTGAGCGAGGATGATTTCGTTTCTGTATTCGAACCTACCTTCAATAAGCTCAAGGAACTGGGATATGAGATACCAGACTCAACCTGGGATGTTACCGGATTTTTAGTGGTTGTCCCTTAAAAAATGCCCACCTGAGTGGGCTATCGTCAGTTTAATGGCAATGGCTTAACATCTACATTACCGCTAGGATCTGCAAATAGTCTAACAGCTTTAGTCTGGTTTGCTTGGAGGTTGATATCGCGCCCGCTGGGAACAGTATCAGATATGCACATTTTCCCTTCACCTTTTACCGCTACATTCCATTCACCTGGTTTAAGATAAAATGTAGCTTTTTCGCCTGGATCTAATACAGCAGCTCTAGTGTTGTTTAGATAAACACCTGTAAAACAAGCGCTACCCAAGTAACCTTCATCACGAACAACAATAAGCTTTGCATTAGCCTCTTCATTTTGGATTTGGTACATCAAAACTCGTTCTTGCGACGCTGGTTTCGCGTCACTGGGCAAAACTGCAGTAGTAGCGCACCCAGATAGCCCCAAAAAAGTAACCAACAAAAATATTCTCTTCATTTTCATAGTCTCGTAGCTTTAGGCAGTTTAAATTTTATCATCGAGAAGCTCGAATGCCAGGGTTTTGAATAAGGCAGAAAATTCAGATATCCTCGGCCACAATACCCGCGCTTATGATAGCTCCACCGATCTCACGCTCCCCATACAAGACTGCCACAGGATTCCCCATCGCAATAGTGTTGACTGCGCCGCCGAAAGCATATGAGGGTCTATTGTCGGGATCGTCGCGGCCCTGCAGGCCCTTCGGTTGAGGTGAAAGCATTTGGAAAACACCTCCTGCCATCGTACCAATGCCACCTGAAATCAGAGCGCCACCTGCAGGGGCGGCCCAGCCATAAGATAGCCCAGTTACAAGGATGCCGGCAACCACCATCACTGCGCCAAGTATGGTCTGAAACACCCCAGCCTTCTTCGCCCCTTCCATCACCGGCGCGATGCGTATGTCATTTTCACCGCCTAGGCTTTTGAAATCCTCAACGCCGATATTGCGTTTTCCCCGGAATACCGCGAACACCATGCCATTTTTCTTGGCGTTCATGAGATAGCTTTCCAGCCCGTCAAAGTTGACGCACAGAGCCTTAACCGCTTCTGCTGATGTCTGCACTGCCATCTTGTGAACACGCCCGAATCGGGCACCAAGTGCGCCATACAGGCGAATAGTGGTTAAGCGAGCCATGGTTTAATCTCCTGTGGCAGGTGTTTGTGACGAACGCAGATCATCGTGCGTTCTTTGAAATAACCTCGGGCATACGGAGTAATGCAGGAAGGCTGCCCGTAAAGGTGATGGAGTAGCTCACCTTCCTCGGTGATGATGCCCGCGTGGTTCCATTTATTTGATTGCACCTGCATGATGACCATGCAGCCAGGAGCAGGGTCACACTCGACAAACCCCTCTTTCTCCCAATTGTCAAAGTAGAGGTTGTCCGTATACTGGCTCTCCCACCACGGATAATCCACACGGAAATCGTTCAGCACGATACCCTGCGTGGCGTGCCAGTCCATAATCAGCCCCCAACAGTCATGCGAACCCAGAATAAACGGACGTCCGATCAGTGGTATCACTTCTGGCGCTATCTCTGCGTACTCGTCGCAGTCGGGCGCATAGATACCCCACACAACGCCGGAATTATTGCACTGCTGGCGATCAAGACCCGACGGAATGGGCCGGGCCCCGTCGCCTGGGTGGGAGTGGATGACTCGAATAATCGTTCCGATATCTTCGGCGTTAGCCCAATACTCTCCGTCTATGCGAAAATGTTCTGTCGGATTTTCGTGGATGTTCGGTACGGGAATATATCGCTGGCGGCGACCAGACTGAATAACGAAGCCACAGCACTCGCGTGGAGATTCCTCCAGTGCATGCGCCCGGATAGCTGCCATTATGGTTTTATTCATTGATGCGTCCGTTTATCGGGTGAAGAGAACAGTTGCCGGGAAGCCTCCAAAATCAAGGATTGCCGCGTCAGGATCAGCCAGGCCAGCGCCAAACCGTTTACGGCAGTCACTAAAACATCCGCCACACACATCAAGAGCAGGATCTGATACCGGATTCCCTTTCGCGTCGAAATATACAATGCCGTTATAGGTGCACCCATCTCCGCTACGATACTGGCCGCGCAGCGCCCATTCACAAAGCGATGTGATTTGTCGGGTGGGGATCACAAGATTCTGCAAGTCGGCCGGGCTGCTGAGTGCCCAAGTGATCATCTCGTCGTCTTCGGAAGTTTTGGTATCAAGCCAGAAGGTCTGTAGTGTGAACATTGACGAATCAGCTGTAGGGTTCAAGCCACCAGGGTAATTTACGGCATCGAGATAAACAGCATAGGTGTCGATAATGCTCACTTTTGCGTTAACCATGTCCTTAAATTGTAGGCATAGTGCAGTGATATGGCCGTCAAGATTTGAGACACTGAGAGTAGGCTCCGCCGCCTGGTCTGTTGAAAGTTCCAGGCTTGCTACCTGAAACGGCCAAAAATCGTAGGTATTGCCACCGAAGACGATTGGCTTGGGTCCAAGCCTTTCTTCATCTCCATTGGCAGCATCGATTTCTTCCGGCGTATGGGGAAAAGGTGCGTAGTGGAATCGGTGGATCCCTCCACTGAACTCTGAAGCGTCAACTTCAACCAAGCGGACCCTGCCACCCGGCGCCAGCATCGCCGCCTGATCGACTAATGCCATTATGCGTACACTCCGTAAGCCCGCTTGATAGTGAACGTCAGTTCCGCTGCGTTGCTATTAATCATGCCTTTTCGCACCGAATCAGCCACAACGCGATAAAGCCCCTTTTCTTCTCCCGGCGGGGTAATGATGAAAGCTTTTACAGTATGGGCCAGGAGAAAAGCACGAATCTCGTTAACCTCAGCCTCCTTGCCGACATATACCATCGGGACCTGTATAGCCGTGGAGTTAATGCCGTTATCAGCTGCCTGCTCATACCCGTCGCCAAACCGAGCTGTTCGGATTGCCTGAGCGTACTCAATGGGCCCACTGCTTAGCTGTATAGGCCATTTATAAGTTTCGATTGCCATATGTCTCCCATAAAAAACCGCCGAAGCGGGTGTGACAGATATCAGAAAGCAAAAACCCGCCGAAGCGGGTTAATATATTAATGGGTTGATTCTAATTGCAGGCCTCATTTCCGACATAGTCTGCAATTGAGCCATCAGCTATTGGTGAAAGATGATCGTCTGGTTTAGATGAGCGAATTTCACCTAATGTCTCGCCAGAACCTAAATACATAACCTTCCTTGCGCTGCAATCGTAGGCGCGCTGCGAATAAGTTGTACCGGACTTTCCATCTCGCTTGGTGATTATAGTGGCGAGATTTCCTTTGTTTCCAATCTCCAGCACGGTAAAAGTCGCATTAGGATCTGACGGCACGTGCAGATTGTAAGGCGGCTTGCTAGCCGCTGCAGTAACCGAAACTATCGCCATTGCACCAAAAATCAGTTTCTTCATATCCCTCTCCCCCTAAGTAAGTATGGCGATAATACTAAAGCGGATCTGATGCAATTGGAAGCAAGAAAGGTAAGCAGTCGCCTAACAAAAGGCAACTAGGATTTGATGCTAGTTGTTGTCTCTGAAGTCTTGGGCGACGCGAGATAAGTAACTCATGATTTCATGCTTACGGGCCTTTTCATGGGCATCTGGATGCATTATGGCAATCAGCGAATATCTGTTTTCATAGAGTTCTCCCTGTACATATACCAAACATGCATCGTTATCAGGGTCATCGCGTTTACATACCCTGTCGTTTTGAGGCCGATTTTTTGGGAACGTTTTTGGGGGAAGGCATAAATGAATGTGCATAAGTCCAGACCGGAACGCACTATGGGGCTGAGTGTAAGCTACGTCTCTGCCAAAATAACTAGGCAAATCATTTGTGGCTTTATATCGTTTAAAGTCTTGAAGAATGGATGACTCTAATTCCGGAAAGCGCAAGAAAGCCTCTGAGAAGAAGCTTTCTTTGGTGTGGTAGTTTATCGAAACCTCAATATGCTCCACTTAACCTAGCCTTAATGAAATTTCAGAGTATTCATTTTGGCTGTTGTTAATGATGCCAGTTCTTTCACAGCCACTAAATCGGTTTCAGATTCAAACTCCACAGCATTGCGCATCAAACCTTTTGAGAAGCTGTTAAGTCGAGTAGCTGAAGATCGAGCTTTTGCAATATGGCGCCAATAGGCTCTCAACTCTGTGGCTACGAAATCAGGAAGTTCTTCAGTTGCGATAGTTTTCTTAATGTCCTCTTCAAAGGCCCTTAAGAACATTTCACACGCTTCGGTGGTTTCTAGACCATTTTCCAAAACGTAAAATTTAGCAGATTGCGAGTCCATCTCTACAAGCCGAATGTAGTAATCATCCATTGCATTAGTCAGCTTGCTTAAGGCTTTTTTACCCTCTTCTATGCTGCGAGCATAGTCATCAATAGATGGGGCACCTTTAGATGATTTAGCCATTATGGGTGCTGGTTGCGCTATAAAATCCTGAGCCATGGCAGCAGGTTGAGCCAATGGCCCACACAACGCAGCAAATGTAATGGCATTAAAGGGATTCATTACAACCTCGACTAAACTTCATGGAATTCCTGATAACTTGTGTTATCGGAGTGAAGTCTAATACCTTTACTCATAAATGAGCAATCTTAAACCCTACAAGATCGTAGCAAGTTCGGCGACGTTTGAAAACACTCGTTTGCACGTTATGCGATTTTAACAACCATTTACCAATCTGGTAAGTGACGATGTCGTCAAGATCGGGCTGCAATACTGAACACCTGTACATTACTTCAGCGTAATGAATAGCACTTTTTGCAAAAAGGCAAAGAAGAGCTTGGATGTTTTTCACCCTAGTCAAGAGTTATACTCCGCCGCCATTTTTTTGCTTCCCATCCTTTTGGCTTTCCTCGCCATATAGTCATCAGCCACCGCGTCGCCTCTTCTTTCGTGGAGCCCTTCAGATCTGGATTCCCAGTCGGTGAGTGCGGTAGCCTCTAGCGAGGCTACCGGATGGCATTAGCGGCCTTTAACAAATTTGTAAATCATTCCACCGTCCTTCAGTTGTTTTTGCACTACCTGAATAGCGGCTTTCTGCATCTCGGCCGCCAACGCCCTGCCCATTGCATCCCCGCCGCCCACCGATTGCACCGACGAATTACCGCTGGCATCAACATGTACGGTTGTTTGTATCACTGGTGCCGGGGTGACTGTACCAGCGTTATTACCCAGTCCGTGCATAGGTGCTCGCCCGACCAGCCCGCCATCGGCGTAGCCACTCATCATGCCGTATAGATTTGACACTCCGATCCGCTCAGTAGCCTCTTTTGTGAATACAAACTCACCTTTGTGAACCACGCCAGCGGGCTCGTACTTATTACCAGGTCCGGTGTAGCCACCACCATCAAACTGCGGCGTGTAGGCATGAAAGTCTGTCGACACCCCCATCGCTCCATTAGAGCTAAGTGAAGCCGTTGAAGCTGTGGACGCTGAGGCTCCAGCGCTAATCCAGCCCATTGCGGCCTGAACGGCCTGGGCGATGAGTAGCTTGTTGATGACTTCGACGATCATCTTCAGCATGGACGAGCCAAACTCTTTGATATTTGCCTTACCGGTAGTTACCAGGGTTGTCATCATATCGGCTAACCCGTTGAATCCTGCCTGCGCTACCTGCTGAGCGGAGCTGAAAGCGTCCGTGGCGCTGTCGGCAAAGTCGGCCCAGCCTTTCTTAGCTCCAGACAACCAGTCCTCGCGTAGCGCGTCCTGCGCAGAATAATAATCCTCTGCTGCTTTCAACTGTGCCTGAAAGCCAGCATCTTTCAGGTCGCCTCCGGCGTTTTTCCAGCCGGAAGCGAGCTGCGCTCGTTCCAGTTGCCGCTGAGCTTCGCGATTGCTCAGCGTTGAGCCAGCAATCATCGCTTTGGTTTTCTCAGCCATCTGCGTGGCGTACTTCTGCGATGCATCCATACGCTTGTTAAGTTGCTCCTGAGCGGTGATCTGGTCGCCCAATAGAGCTTTCTGACGTGCTAACTGCAGTACCTGGTCTTTACTGGCGAGCAGGGATTGCTCCTGCTTTGAAAGCTGCCGAGTACGCGCAGCCTCCTCTAACACAGTGAATTGTGATTCCGCTTTCCAGAGGTCTTTACGCTGCTGGCTAATCACATCATTAATGCCACTGTGCTGTTGCAAGACCTTGAATTGCGCCTGCAGCGCCAGCAGTTCACTTTGACCAGTATACTCCGCCCGGCTGCCAGCTGATGTGGTGTAAGCACGCGCCTTTGGCGTCTTCGAATCCTTGAACTGGTTGTTGATGTTCGCAACGCGCTTTTGGTATTCCGCATCGGACATTCCGACATTGCTTTTTGGATCTGAAGCCGCCGCCTGGTTCATCCTGATGCGCTGGCGGTCCAGGTCTGCTATAGCCTTTGTCCGCTTCTCCGCATTTGTCAGGCCCTGGTTTAACCCCTGCTGTAAAGAAATGGCGTCTTTCAGGTTCTGATTGTGCTGTGCACGCGCATCACTGGCCGCTTTCTCCTTCGCCATCTGGACATCACCCTGGAGAGTAAAAGCGTTAATCTGAGCGTTCAGTACACCCAATTCTTTGCGCCATTCATCCAGCCGACCATTCGAGCGGTTGTAGCCAGTCGCTTCGGAATTGCTGATCTGCGCCTGAATACTGTCCCGGCGGTTGGTAAGTGTCTTTAGCGCTTCGTTTTGCGTCGGTGCGCGACCAATTCCCTCGATTGCATCCCACATCCCTTTTGCCATGTCGGTCAGGCCGCGCATGATGCGGGAAATCGTCCCCAGCGACTCCTTCATGTTTTTAGCGGCGTTATTCATACCGTCTGCCGCGGCCTGGTTGGCAGCAGCCAGAGCTTCGGTATAGCGACCCTCTTCCTGTAACGCCGCAATATGCTCGTACTGAACCGCCGTCAGGAAGTGATATTTATCATTAAGCGCGAGAATGCCTTTAGAAGGGTCGTTTGCTAGCGCAGCAAAGTCTTTGGCCAGGTCATCAAGCGCTATACCTGACTCTTTCGAAAACTTCGCAGCAGAAACTGTGAGCATTTCGAAGTTGGCACCGGCCGGCACGCCAGCTTTCACCAGACTGTTCAGTGCATCAGAGGCACTGGAATACGAAATACCTGCCGCGCTAGCCGCTGATACCGTATTCTGCAGAGATGTAGCCGTCAGGCCGGAATAGCTGTTGGTCAGCGCCAGAGACTTTCGTAGCTCTTCGGAGCGCTCTGCAGCGCTGTAGAAATTGTATGCCACCAGCGCGCCGGCCGTTACCAGCCCACCCATCGCCAGCCTGACGGGAGTAATCAGACTGGACAGCGCCTTGAGCGAATTGCCAACGCCGCCGAATGAGTCTTTGATCTGGCCGCCCTGCTGAATGGCTATCATCCAGATGGGCATACCACCAGCGATAGAAGTCGCAATATCAGTAAACTGCGCTGGCAGCATGCGCATAGCCTGTCGGTACTGCCCCGCTGATATCTCACCGCGCTTCCAGGCGTTTTCCTGATCGCGCAGCCGCGCAATCATCGGGGCTGCCTGAGTGGCAACGCCCAGTTGCGCGGCTTTCATCTCCAACAGTTCGGACCGTGTTTTATCAATGGCGTTTGCTTGTTCCTGCAGGCTGGCAATAAACGACTGCCCAGTGGCCACGGCGCGCTGTGCAGCCTGCGCCTGTTCCAGACGCGCCCGTCCTTCGGCCGTTTCCGCCTCCATAACTTGAAACAGCTTTTGCCGCGTGGTTTCCAGCACGGCGTTATAACGGGAGTAGTCATCATCATCGACCATACCCTTGCCGCGGTAGCCGGACAGGCTTTTTTGCAGGCCTTCAAGCTCGTTCAGCGCGCGGTTGACCGGGCTGATGCGGTTAAGCAGATTCTGGAGCTCCTGTTTTTGGTGCGCACTGGCTTGAGTAGCTGCCTGAGAAGCCGTCTGATTTTGGCGCTGCGACTCGCTGAACTGACGAACGCGCTGATGCAGCATCTCTATTTCTCGGGCTGTCTCTGCCGTAACTTTGGCAGCCCCTTTGTTGATACTGCCAAAGTTATCCGCGCCTTTGGCTGCTCCCGCCGCGGCACCTTCGAAATCATCCAGCGCTTTGCTACCGCGCTCCAGCTCGGAGGTGTTGACGCGCAGAGAGATTGTTGCAATATCGGACATCAAGCCCCCTTATGAATCATATCCAGCGCTGCGCGCTCCATGATCCGAATATCGTCAAGAACGGCCGCCTCATCTTCCACGCCGCTTACTTTCATCAGCCAAGGCAGTACGTTGTAGTCCAACCCGGTAACCCCCCCCACTCCGGTTCGCCACTGCGTAGCCATGGCGCGAAACACTCCGAATGCGGCCCAGCAGTCGGGCCAAACTCCAACGATTTGCTCTTCTTCGGTGTAATCATCGGCACTCAGGCCGAAAGCGGAGAGCTCCTCTGATGAGGGTTCTGGCGTATAGAATGCTGAGGCAACCGCGATCAGTTTTTTTGACGATTTCCCATCAGCTCGTTGTAGTAGTGTCGAGTGATCGCTTCCAGCGCGCGCGGATAGTTGTCCAGCAGCGTCTCAAGGTTTTCCCGACCGAATACATCCGGCAGCGCCCAGGCTTCGATGATTTCCATCAGGAATTCGACGGCATTTTTGCCCTCCATTGATTCAATAGCCGCCAGCTCTTTCAGTGGCTTGTGAAGAAAGGTGAAGGTGATGACGCCATCCTCATCTCCGGCGCGAGGGATTGCAACGTTAACCTTAAAGGTCGGTTTAGGCTGGAGCTGGAAAGTTTTTGCCATGTTTTCCTCAGATATAAATCAGGCCCGGCAAGCGGGCCCGTTAAAGGTTGAATTACGCGGCGCTCTGCGGGGTAACGTCTTTGTAAAACGTCATGTCACGGGACTGGATGGCAAACGAGGGTTGCACCGTCTCAACAGCATTCGGCGCCGTGGTTGGCTGCGGATCGAAGGATGGCTTACCTGACCAGTAACGGGTTTCCTTCGCTTTTGGCACATACATGCGCATCGGCAACGTATCACCGTAGCGATCGGCAGCTGACAATACGCTGTATATAGGAAGCGAAGAGTCGTGCGCCATCGTAATAGTCTGCGACTTGGCCGCCTTATAAGTCGCAAGATTTCGCTGTCGGTCATCTGAAAGAAACTGAATCTGCGTGTACTGCTGATCGCCGCCCGACTGAGCAACCTCTGTAATTTGCGGAATTTCAGTCCACTCGACGACTTTGGTAAGGGAGCCGGCACCGGTTCCCACAGGGAAAAAGTTGGTATCGGTGCTGTTTATTACTCCGATCGTCACGCTTGTGGTCGTCTGTGCTGTTACGCGCGCCACCAGACTATCAACCAACGTCCAACCACTCGAGACCAAGACTACATCGCCGACCGCAAGGCCGTGACCACTTGCAACGGTAAAGACAGCGCCTGAAGCATTGCTCACAGACGTAACCGCCACAGGCGTGGCAAGTTTGGAGCCGACGAAAATTGTGGCACCATTAGGTAATGCGAAGCCCATAGGGATTCTCCATGAAGAAATATGAAACCGGCTGAGCCGGAAGGTTGTTCAAGCTGAGATATCAGCCCGGTAGTTGATGCTGACAGGGATAGTCCAAGCGTTATCGGTTGAGATGCCGGCATACTGTGCGGGTTCGCCGCTGACGTAGCAGATAAACCCCTCTCCCTGCACCTCAGTGCCGTTGGCAAAAAGCGCCTCAATCTGCGCAGCGATGGCCCGGCCCTCTGCGCGCCCCTGTGCTGCAGGGATCACCACATTTATCTGATAAACTCCCATAAAAACCTTACAGCGTTGGCTGAGGTCGATGGCATACGGCGACGCTGGCATATCGTGAGAAGTCAGGTAAATACCTCTGGGCGGATCAAAAGCAATATTGTCGTAAGCCACTGGTAGCCCCTGTGCATCGGCCCACTCTCCCAGCCGCGCCTCCAGCAAGCCGATGATATCGGGGCGGCTCACAATTGCACCTCCTGCACCGCTTCATCAAAGAACCGCTGAAACTCAGCGGCGGTGATCCGCACCATGCCGCCGGGGGCCTGCTTCGAATGGCCAAACTCCAGCGGGTAGGCGTAGGGCACGTTGTTGGCGAAATAGACCGCCGTCATCCCCACTTTAAACTGCTCGATCACCAATTTACCGGCGGCGATGGTCTGGCTGCCCTGCTTATCAACGTGCCCGGTTTCACCCTCCGCCGACTGGTTGAACGACACCTGCCAGTTGCCACGAAAGCGGCCGCCGGTATAGCCCGGTGGCGCTTTAAGGCCCATGCTGTCGTTAACTTTTATTCCCCGGCGCAGCCGCCCGGCTTTGGTTAGGTTGCCCGGGCTCTGGCGCAGCAGGCTGTTATGCTCGGCCACCGCCGAGTTGTAGGCGATCGCCGTCTGGTTGACTTCCCATAACTCCGGGTTGCCCACCGGCGACATCTGCACCAGTCGCGCCAGAATTTTGATCGATACCGCGCGCACCACCCCCTCCTGCCGCGCCTTTGCTTGGCTGACAAAGGCGCTGACCGACGCCATAAACGACTTGTTATCTGACATATCACGCCCTCAGCTGTGCCTGGTAGCAGATTACTATAGGGCCGGGCTTCACCGGATGGGGATGCACGATACGGTGAGGCTTACTGTCCACCTCAACCAGATCACCAATCCTCAACTCCTCATCCCAGGTGAAGAGGATGGCCACGTCGCCGGCCTGAATGTTGCTGCCGTCGATTTCGCGCGGGTCGTATTCGGTACGTACGCCGATGGCGGTGAAATTCAGATCCGGCTCGCGCACCTCTTTCCCCGCCACCACTTTGATGCTGCCTTTGCGGGTCACAGCGTACTGCATGCCGTTATCGGTCAGCAGTCGTTTGGCGGTGGCGCGCATGCGGGTGTAGTCGATCGCCATATCAGCCCCGCTCGGCAAAGGAGTTGATAGAAAATCCACGCCCGGCGGTAAGAGTCCCCAGCACCGCGAACACGGCCGGATACTGCGGGGTGAACGTCTCGCCGTCTGCTACCGCATAGGTGGTGGTCACTGCCCCTTCCACGCGCTCCGACTTCACTGCCGCTTCGCGTACGCTGCCCAGCAGCTCCCCGTTCATCGCCTCCAGCGCCAGCATGCACTGTGCATTGATGACTTGGCGGGGAATTTTTCTGGCAGGGATCGGGTAGCCATCGAACCAGGCATCGCTGCGCGGCCACGCCAGCGGTTGATACGGGTCAGTACGCCGCCCGTCCCACTCAAGCCCCTCTAAATAATCCATGGCACGGGTCAGCATCACCTCAATGTCGCCGGTGATCTCCCTGCCCCGCCGGTCCGCGAATGACTCCAGAACCGCCACGCTGGCGTAGCTGTTAAAGTCGGGCGAATCGGGATCGCTATTAATCATGCTTCCCCCTGGGTGATGGGGCTTACGCCCCATATGGTTAGTCACCTGTCGGCGCGGTGTAGGTAATCGTCTGCGACGTCTGGCTCACGCCATCCACCGAAGCGGTGACCGTGAACGTGCCGGCAGTGGCCGAGGTGATTTTCACCGTCGTGCCGCCGGATGAGCCCGTACGGGATGAGTTAGTACCAAGGATCCCGCCGGTCGTCGTCCACAAGACATTCGCCCCAGCGACGCCTGCGCCGTCTCTGGTGTATTTCAGCGCCAGGGTTACCGCGTCAGTGCCGTCAGCAGTTGCGGTGGTTTTATCCGCCGACAGCATTACTCCCCCGCGGCGGCATCCAGCTTGATCAGCACGCCAGCCGTGGATTTGTTGCTGGTGACGTGCTTTTTCCAGTTGGCACCGGTGCCGATCTTGGTCAGGTCCGGGTTTTCGCCTTTGGAGGTGTCCCAGCTGTAACCCATCAGCTCAACGTTAACGGTACCTTCCGCACGGTAGCCCACCGCGAGGTTCTCTTGGGTATTGATGTCGTAGGAGCGGAAGCCCGGAGCCTGCGATTCGGTGATGGTCACCGCACCGGTCACCAGCCCGAGGATCGCGTTCACGTCCATGGTATCGGTGACCAGCACCGGTTTACCCAGGGTGCCCGGCTGGCCGCCGTACACCACCACGCCAGCCTCTTCGTAAATCTTATTGGCGATCGCCTCGTCGATGATGTCGAAGTAGGTGGCGGAGTGCATGACGAACAGCACCACGCGGTTAAATTTGTCGCCGTACTTACGCAGGCCACGGGTCAGGGTTTTCTTACCGTCGGTGGCGATATTGGCGTTCACCACCATTTCGTCGTTCGCGCCAATCGCCGCCACCAACCCTTTCAGGCCGTACTTCACGTAACCTTCGAGGGTAGCATCAGCCACGTCCACGCCGATCACTTCTGAGAACTCATCCACGCTGCGGCCGCGGCGTTTAAACGCCTCTTCGGTGGTTTCGTAAGGGCCGTATTTCCATGGCGCCTTAACCGATACCGCCTCACCGGCACCGATTTTTTTGCCGCTGATGGTGCTGGTTGAGTTGACGTCGCGCGACTCAATGCTGCCGCCGACTTTGTAGAATGCGCGCTTGCGAAAATCGCCTTCGATCAGCTCGTTATCCAGCAGGATCGCGCCGTTAGAGGAGGCGTTAAACACCTCCAGATTATCCTGGCGGCGCTCGAGAAACGCGGTCTGCGCCAAGTCGTCGTAAATCTTCAGGTCACTGTTAACAGTGGTTGCCATCGTCGTTAAATCCTTTATTTAGGAAGCTGGAGGAAAGCCTGCTGGCCGTGCTTACGGATATAGGCTGCTTTATCGGTGGAGGTCATTTCCGAGCGTTTCAGGCTGCCGCCGCCCTGCTTGTGCCCGCCTGCGCCGGTACCTTCAGCGCGCGGGAACAGGTGGGGAGCCGTCTCCTTGAGCGACTCGGCCCACTCCAGAGGGGTCAGCGGCGTCTTTCCGTCTTTGCCGAACAGAACATCACCATTTGCATCAACCGCTACGGCCTCGCCTTCGTTGTTGAGCTGGAATGCGCCTTTGGCGCGCAGGATCAGGTCGTCGGAGGCCTCCGCCAGCGCACCGGCTTTTGCCGCTGCTGCACGGATAGCGTCGCCAAGCACCCGATCCCGAAATTTATTGGAAAACGCCTCTGCCTTGTCGGCGCGTTCATTGGCCGCCTTGATCTGCTTATCAACGTCAGAACGCATACGCTCAGTACGCTTATCCAGCACCTCGTCAATTTTTCCGGCGGCAATAAGCTTTGCCTCTTCGTCGTCGGAAAAACGCTGCAGGATGCTGCGCACGGCGTCAGGATCGATGCCCTCAAAGCGGGACAGATGTTCTTTATGTTGTTTGAGGGTACCCAGCAGCTCAGCGTTTTTGTTTTTCAGGCCGGTGACCTCTGAGGCCACCCGCTCATCAATTAGCTTCTGCATTTCCGGTGTAATTTCCGGCTGACCACCGCCGCCACCGCCGCCTTCTTCTTCGCCGGCAGCGGTGTAATATTTAGTAAGCATGTTACGAATTAGCATCAGTTTCCCCTTGGGATTTGCCGGGCTTTGCCCATAAAAAAAGGCCGCCCATAGGCAGCCTTATTGTGTTAAAAATCGTTGTCAGACGTGACCGTTGGCCTCGTCCATTGTTGCTGCGCTCACCAGAGAACCTATCATCCTCGCTTCCACAGTTGTTCCACCGGCCATTCTGGCCAGCTCATCGAGTTGCTCAACAAGATCATCTGGGCGAGGTTTTGAGTGGTACAGGTTATGCGCCATTTTCAGGTATTTGAGTTCTTCTTCAGCCATGCAAGGAGCTCCGGTTCGATACGTGTCTGATCATCCTCGCTGCCAAGCATGAACATCGCAAGAGTTTCGGCAAACAATTCCCTCTCGTTCTCAGATGCGTAATAACTGACCGGACGCCACCACCCGCCCTTATAAGCTTCTGCAGTTATTTTTCTGACCTCTGCCAGCCGTTGGTAATAAAGATGATGTCCCATTTCATGAATTACAGTCCCTGCGATACTGGCTACAGCCGCATAATTGAACTGGATTTTTTCTGCCGCATCAGCTGCAGAATCAGAAATGGTGAACAACTTATCCAGCGATAAATCCGAAACAAAATCATATTTCGTCTGCTGAAGCGCAAAGTTACGCCACTCCTCCTGCTTCAGTGCCCAAGGTGTGATATGCACAGATTTCGTTTCAGAAACATATGCACCGGCAGCAGAACCTTTAATCCCCGGCACCTCACCAAACGAACTCACCGGCGGTAGATCGAAGCGTTCAATTACGTCCCGCATTGCGCCGGCGGCGATTCGTGCTGACTCCAGCGTAGTGCCCTCCGGAAAGCGGATTTCATCGGCAATAATGCCACGCATCCCTTTCTCAATATCTGCCACCGATTGCGCGTCAGCCAAAGAAAAGCCGGGATATTTCCCGGCCTGTTTCGACTCTGATAATGCTTTAAGCTGGCCCAGCGTCAGCCATTCACCCTTATCGGTAAACATATCCCCCAGCTGCAACTTACCGGCGCGGAAAAGTCGCCCACGCTCGGTACCCAGCACCTGATCCTGCCGCACCGGAGACTGACGAGCGAGCCATTCCAGATAGGTAGTATCCTCCGGCACCTGTCCATCCATACTGGCACGGGTGCCAGGCGACATTTCGTCACTGCCTATCCCCAGCTCGCGCCACGATTTGGTGACCAGCGTTTCAGTGGATCGGCAGCAAAAATGGATACGGCCAGGTCCCTGTAGATAAGGGATTTTATGCCCCACGGGCTTTCCTTCCAGCGTGTATTTTTTCCGGTCGCGAATGATGCAGATTGGCGTTGTCTTATTATCGAGCGTGGATAACCACTGCTTACAGTCGAGAATATCGCTATTTGCCTCAGCGAAACTGTCACGCGCAATCGCCGCAAGATGGTTCACCGCCGTTTTGGTAATGCTCATGGCGTTGGCCCGGCTCATCTGCAGCGCGCCATCCTGCCGGTTAGCAGCTGCGGTACCACGCACCTTGCGGGCGATCTGCTCGGTACTATCGCCAGCCATATAGCCGGTGCGCACCGCGTTCATCACTCGGGCAAGCCGATCGGCCTCGAGATTATCCGCCCACTCCTTCAGTAGCCGCCCCTGAAAAGGACGAGACATTGCCGTGGCATAGACCACATCAGGCGTTATTGCCGCCAGTGGATAACGGCGCAGCACAGGGCCGGGAAGCAAATTACTGAACAGATCGTACTGATAACCCACCTCATGCGAAGACAAAGCCAGCAGCTCATCGGCCAGCGTGCCGAACGCGCCCTGAACCGCTATGCTGTTCACTTTTCGCACGCTGTCCAGCAGACTCTCCAGTCTCGCCACGGTGAAACTTTCGCGCGGCAGGTCTTCCAGTGCCACCAGCAGGCGTGCCGACAGCTCAGCGTCGCTGTCATTGAGGATTTTCACCATACGCCTCGCTGCCCCGGTACCGTAGCGGCTGACAAACAGCGAATGTGCGATAGCCTCATCACGCAGGCGGTTGTTTACCTTGTTCATTGCTACCGCCGATCAGCGTGGGTGTGGAATTATTCAGCTCGTCGATAACCGATTCCGGATCGGCGGCTGGGTCTATGAGGTCCAGCTTCTGCATAGCTCTGACTAAATCGGCGCTACGAATGGCTCCGGACTGCCAGGCGTTAACGACAGCGGTCACCATGCCGGACTCTGCCACTCGTGCGATGAATTCATGGCTGATGGTGTAAGCCACTGCTTCGCCCTTTAATCCGATATAGCGGGCGCACCAGGTCAGTACGCGACTATAGGCCTCTGATACGTTAGAGACGCAAATACCCAGAACCGAGGTAGACGAGCTATGTTCGCTGCTCGACTGGGTTGCGGTCTTCGCCGTCGCATTCTGTTCTATCAATCGGGCACCGAGAGCCACCATGTAATCGCGCTTGCTGTCCATAGCCTCTTTCGCCAGCATATTCGGCTGAGCCTGGGCGTAACCAAAATTACCCTCTTTAGGTAACAGCAGTGGCGATCGTGAGCCGATCTTTATGCCTGTTTTCTCGAGGTGATCGCGCCAGCCCTCGTCGAGGCCGGAGATGTGCGGCTGCACCTGCCCACAGAACCAGACGCTGTCCTCATAGTCAGCGCTGTTGCGGTAGTGCCCATGGTTAATTTCGGTCAGTGCCGCCAACGGAGATTCATCGATTGTCGGATCGTTATTTTGCGCACCAACGAAGGTGAAAGGAATTTCATCCCAGAAGTTCTCTCCCTTCGGCTTGGGCTCATACTCGCTGCTGATCTCGAACGTTCCGTTTTGCGTATCCCCGCTACGCCGCCAGACGCGGCACTTAAACCGCCCCTCTTCCAGCGCCAGCTCTCGGTACTGAATCAGCTCCTTGAAGCCATAGCCATCCGGCTCTTCGATGCACTCGCGCAGCACCACTAATACCAAGCGATTGCGCCCGTTAACGCGCTCTGTTCGCCAGTTTGTAATCTGCTCGGCCTGATATCGCAAGATGATCGCCTGCTGGCCATCCTCGGCAAAATCGACGTAGAGGCCATCACGCGCCACTTCCAACACGTTCTCGGTCACCAGCTGCGACTGCTGGTAAATACTAGTGCCAGCACCGTCAGCGTTGGTCAGCAAGTAGGTAAGTTTATCCGGTCCGGTGAAAGTCGGGTCTTTACGAAAAGCCATGCCCAGCATGCCAATTTTGGTGTTGCCGGTTATTTCATAAAACACCGCGCGCGCCAGATAATCATCATTGCGCCGTTTGTTGCGCTCCGAGGTATCGGAGGGGTCCAGCTTAGGCAGATAGGCATGCCCGGCAGCCCTTACGGCATCCGCGCCCCGGCAGAAATCGCGCAGCTTTTTCCAGCTGGCGCAGGCCGCTTTTTGTTCCGGCCGCACAAAAGTGATGTCGTAGTTTGCCATCAGTAGGTGGTATCCATTGAGATTGAGTAAGCAGCTTTGCGTACATTCTTTTTGACGACGGCAAAATATCGGAACGCATCAGCACCGTGCGATGTGAAGTCGTGCAGCGGCTTGTCTTTCCAGCAGCCGCGCTTGTCGTCCCACTCCTTGCGGTAGCCCTCAAGGTGAGAGATACCCTGCTCACATTTAGCGGAGTCGAAAGCGCATTTGGGGAGGATTTCACGTACTGAGTCGATGCCGGTGTCAACACCGAGCTTTGGCGCGACTTTGAAACGGATAGAGTAAACCTGCCCATCTATCTCGAGGCCTTCCGCTGCTATCTGTTTACGGCTTTTGCCATCACCGGAAAACTCTCGGTTATCGATGTCGTGCGGTGCCCAGTGGTCGCCATATTCGTAGCCGCGGTCTTTCAGCACCTTCATGTAGTGACGAAGGCCTTCGCCGCTGTTCTCGTAGTAGTCGATAACGTGGAACTCATCACCAATCTCACGCACGAACCAGATGGCCGTTGAGTCACCTACGCCTAAATCCCAGAAGGTGTGAACCAACTGATGAGAGTTATCAGGCAGCTCACCAACACGCTTATTCGTGTAGAGCCAGCGGAACTGCTTAGCGTAGTAGGCACCCTCGACAGACTGCTCAAAGGCTTCAGCCGGTATCGATGGATACTCGCGCTTCATATCGTCGCCGAGCGTCTTCTCTTTGGCGTAATACCAAGCCTTCTGACGCTCGTTCAGGCTGATGCCCTGCTTAGCCTCAATATTGTCAAAATAATCGCTCAGACGCTGCGGTAGTGGCTCTACCGGGTCGATTGCATAAAGTGGATTCTTCCACCAGGAGAAGAAGAAAAACTTCCAGTCGAGGTTAGACAGCTGCTTACCCTGCAGTTGAGCTTTCTCAGCCGTCTGGCAGTAATCGAAAAAGTAACTAGCACGACCTTCAGCCGTGCTCTCAATCGTGGTAAAGCAGTCACTTGATACCGCCTCAAACGCACCAGTGACGATCTCCCGCGCTTTATCGGGAAACTTAGCGCATATCTTGCCGAACTCTGAAACGTGCAGGAAACGCAGCGTGCCGCCACGGAATGACGTACTGACGTATAGTGATCCACCCTTCTTGAATACCAGCTCACCCGCAGAGTCATTGCTCGCCGGGTTAGCAGCCCTGATTTCTGCCGGCAGCCGGTCATAGGCGTATTTCACCTTTTCGCGGAACAGGCGTTTAGCATCATTTAGGGTATGAGCAATCAGGGCGCATTTGGCAGCTTCGAACAAAGCCGCGTCCAGCTGGATAATACACACCTCGGTGGTGAAGCCTAACTGGCGAGCCTTCAGGATGATGTTACGGGTATGCATGCCCTCGAAGTATTCAAGCTGCTCAGGCGTCATTTGGAAACGTACTGGCTTGCCTTCTTTGTCGGTTATCCAGTATAGGTGATTCAGTCGCCAGAGCTTATCCCGCAGAAGCTTGAGGTGTTCTGGCTTCATTCTCACCCCTTAGCGAGATCGTCCATCAGGTCGGAAAGCGTACCTACCACATCGTGCTCAGTTTTTACCTGCTCGCGGAATGCCTGGACAGTTACATGCTTACCAAGCAATTCGAGGTTCTTGACCTTGTCCGGCCATTTGATTTTCTTCAGCAGCCCAGCCGCATCACCTGCCACCTCAGTGACGTCCATACCTGACAGCGTGGTGCGCCAGACTTTGGGCCAGTCTTTGATTGGCTTCAGCTCACCGTTGGCGTTGAGGATGTCGAGCACGTCCATCTGGTCAATCTCTACCAAGCGGCGCAAGACGTAATCGGCGTTAACCTGCGCGCGCTCGTTACGCTCTGCTTTCAGTTCTGCGATGCGATCCTGTATTTCAGGTTTCTTCAGGTTTTCCTGTCCAATGCTGTAAGCGGTTTTGTCGCTGTATCCCGCTCGCTTGGCTGCCTGAGTTGCATTCAGGTCTGACAAATACTCACGGGCAAACAGCTCTTGTTTGTCGGTGAGCTTTGCCATTTAGCATTTCCTGCTGGTTGGTTTTGTGTTTTGCCGTGATGCTGCGATAACACCGCATCAGGATTCAGTGTGTTTATTCTGTGAAGGCCACTATTTAGCAACCTTGGAAGAATATTCTAAAAAGCCGTTGTGAAAGTGGCTCTCTATGCTGCTGCATACAGTAGCTTCATCTGCCCTTTGACCGTGAATGCTGACATGCAGCGCGCTTCGAAGTCACGGTAGTCGCTACAACCATTAGCGATTCCGGTCACCGCTATTATCTGGTTCTCTACCAACCGTAATGCGTCTGGTTTAAGGTACTGGTGTATCTTGTCACCAGCAGCAAGCCTGCTTTTTACTTCAGCATAAACTTCAGGTGGCAGTACTGGGCCATAAATCCACTTGGCGCTTATCATCCCGAACAATGCCGGACGCCTGCCGGGGCGATGGCGGGGTAACCCGGACATCTTAAAGAGCGCAGCATAAAACGGCTCGCTAAAGCGCTTCTCCCACGGCTGAGATTTGTCTAGAAGAAAGATAGCCTTGATTCGCTCATCATCTGACTGGTAGCCCGCATTACGGATAATCGCGTCTATCTGCTCGTCGCACCAGATTTCAAAGTCTACCGAAAGCCATTGAGCGAAACGAACAGCCAGCTTGGGGTGAAGCCATGTTCCACCGCCACGATCCTTACGAGCTCTGCTGGTTTTTACATATGTGATTTTCCCATATCTAACTTCCAGCGCATGAAGATAGCGAACGGTTTCAGGAAGCCTTAGCCATTGGGCTGGTTCTTTCCCAAATTTATCTGCTGCTGTTGTGGCGTCAAACCATCCATCTTCATTAAATCGCATGGGATGGCCTTCGAACTGAATCGGAATAATATTGCTCATCGGAATTTCCTTTTAGTGGTGAACCTTGTCTCACAGGAGTACGGCCCTCAGAAGGCATCCGACAGCCAGCCGAATTCCTCAAGGGTCACCCTGAAAGGTTCTGAGTTAAATGCGCGTGAGATGCGCGGTGAAATGCAGATACAAAAAAGCCCCGTATCAGCGGGGATTTAATAAAACTTGTATTTTCTAAGAACTTTCCTAGAATCCTAATTGAGCATGACAGCTCACCTTGTACTTACCGCTTTGCCACCACACCAATATCCTTGCATCCTCCAACGCCAGGTGTGGTGGCTCTTTTTACCTCAGGCACCGCTGTAGTCGGGGGAGGCATCATCAGGCCCACTCGTAAATGGGCCCTGTGATGAAAGCCGTTGTGAAAGTGGCTATCAGTGATGAGCCTCCAAAATCAGAGCGTCATTGCCGGATAGATATCGTCAGGTGGCATTGTAAGCCGTCCCTTCTCATCCCTCCTGCCAATATCCTCAAGCATGTCACCAAACTCATGTACCAGTGCGTTCATGTACTTGATCCCGCGCCTATTAAGCAGTGGTGGTTTCCCTCCAGTAAACACTGATCTTGAGTCAGGCTCAGATTGCTTCTGAAGCATCGAAACATAGAACTTTGCACGCCATTCTTCAGGCTTTCTGTCGGCCAGATAGCCATCCAATAGCGGCATAAGAAAGTGGCGATCAACTTCAATGTCTCCGGACGAGTACCGATATACAGGGCGACGGTTGGTTGTCATCAAATGCAGAACATAAGCTTCAGCGACACGCCACGCGAAAAACTCGTGAGGTTTTACATTTCCCATCACTCAAGCCCTGGCACATTGATTTGCAGCTTGGCGTATGCTTCCTGTCGGTTGTTAACCAACTGGCGCTTTCTACCCCCCACTCCCCAGTAATTCATTGTTCTTGCACAATCACTGACAACTGCGGATTCTTCTTTGAAGATGTGATCTGCCATATTGGCTTCTGCCATGTAGCTGGCAATTACGACCATCTCTCCGGAGAAATATTTATCTAGGACCGTATAAACGCCGACCTTGAACGCGGGATCGATATATCCAGCATACTCATATGCCAGGAACCGAGTGACATAGGTTCCACCCTTACGCCCTTTTATGATTCTAAATGGTGTAGATTCTCCACCTTTTACTAACTCATTGATAAATGAACGGGTTACAGGGCTTCGAAGAAAGTCAGTGGGACGAAGGTTATCTACATTCCTCCCCGCTGCCTTTGCTGCCTTCCAGATATCGGTGATTGAAATAAATTTTTCATCATCAATGCGTACTGGTGTATCGAACACTGCTAGTTCTTTCATAGCGTTTTACCTTTTAGAAAGTGAGCCTGTCTCACAGAAAAGCCGCCCGAGAGAGGTCGCCACCTTTAACGGCTGTTCTCAGGCTCGCTTTCTGAAAAGCTCTCGTGGGTTTGCGCGTGAGATGCGCGAGGGGTACTGCAGGTACAAAAAAGCCCGACCGAAGTCAGGCTCTGTTTAATTCTGGTGCTCTTTATTTGACGGTTTCGATTGTCGAACCGTGAGAGTTCATGACGTACACGTTGTCGCCGGGATAGATGAACTGGTAGCGCAGGCCGCTGAATGCTTTTCGTCTGGCGTGTTCAGGGCTTTCGAAATCTTCAATCAGGATCGCAATCGCATCAGTGTCGAGCACGTCGTCACGCTCACTGAAAATCAACTCCTCTTCCTGTAATGCTTTCTTGCACTCCGGGTCTTCATAGACTGGTGGGAGGAAGATTACAAAGTCAGGATTGGAACGGCTGCTGGTCATTCGGAGGATTTCTTCAAAGCGTGGGGAGCCAGATCGAGCAATGGTGATGCTTTCCTGCTCCGCAATATGAGTTACGCCATCAATGATGCTTTTTACAGTGAACATGGTCATTTCCTTCTTCGTCTTCTTGGTGTGAAAAAGCTCCGCTATTGCGAGGCTCGGTTAATTCAGGCACTGCTCTCTGATGTACTGCTGGAGGTAACTCACTTGCTTTGTGACGACTCCGATTTGCTCTCTGAGACGCCAATAATGCTGCTCAACTCCGTCATCAGGTCGGGCGGTGGTAGCATGGCCCACGCGGCCGGGGCTGGTCTCTTCACCTGAGCTGGCTGGACAGCTGGCTTTGATGTACACCCGGCGATTGCCAGCAGAAACATCATCGCGCAGCTTTTCGATAGTTGCTTTCGCATCTGCAATCTCTCCGGTGTATTTGGCATCGAGCGCTGCAACATCGCGCTGGCGGGTCTGCATGTCGGTGATAGTGGCGGTTGCTTCGGCCAGGCTGTTTTGCGCAGTATCACGTTGGCCCTGGTACTGAATCGCGTTGCTACGGTAGTGAAGCGCTGCGAGCGTAGCGCCGACAGCGCACAGCATCAGCAAAATAACTGTCACGGCCACCAGCCGCGATGTGATGCTCATTGCTGCCCCCAAAGACACACGTCACGCTCAATCTCACGCCGGTTCATCAGCCCTTTCCACTGTTGTCCGCCCGCGTAGGTCCAGCGGCGTAGCTCGTTACATGCCCCCGCCGTGTCGCCTGCGTTTATTTTCTTCAGCAGGGTTGACTGGCGGAATGCTCCAGCGCCGACGTTATATGCAAACGAGTAGAGAGCCGCTCGCGTGGTATCGGGGATCGGACGCTTAATTAAAGGGTCAATCTGATTGGCCACCGTTCGCAGGTCTTTATTCAGCAATGCCTGACACTCGGGTTCGGTGTAGGTTTTGCTTTTGATGATGTCCTTCCCTGTGTGCCCATAACAAACCGACCAGACACCGACGACATCCTGATATGGTTTGTGCTCGACACCCTCAAATGGCGGAATGAGCACAGCAGCTATTGCGATCGCACCGCCACCAGCGGCAGCGATCAGCTTTTTCCGCAGGGACGATGATACGGCCATTTTCACTGCTCCTGTGGTGGCGCCGGCGTGTATCCGCGCTGAAGGGCCTGCTCGTATGCTTTGGTCTGCCTGTGCTTGAAATACAGATTAACCATAAATGTCGCGATACCAATCACGATACCGCTTATCACTGCAACCAGGTTCCAGTCGAGGTCATGCAGCCACTGTGACACGCTACCTCCACAGACTAATGTGCCGGATACGCAATAGCTGGCTGCCGATGCGATTTTGTCAGGCATAGTTTTCACGTTTCCACCCCCGTCAGGGGACTCGTTCAAATTGGGAATTGTCTGGATCATTTACTGAGCGAGTCCGGTTAATCTTTCCACGCGACTGAAAAGAAAACACCTGAAACAGACATGAAAAAACCCGCCACTGTGCGGGTTTTGTTTTTGGTGCTCACAGCAGGGCTTGAACCTGCACTCCGCCGGTTATGAGCCGGGCGCTTTAACCAGTTAAGCTATGCGAGCGCGTGTTTGCAATTTGTGCTATCAGGTAAAAATGTTACTTGATCAATACGCACATTGTTCGTATTATTTACCCATCGAAAGGCAACACCGCCTTAGCAAGGAGATAAAAATGAGCGTTATCATCGGAAGCCCAACCAAAACTATCACAGCATACAACGATGAAACCTTTGCCACTCAGCAAGAGGCGGTTGAATGCGCAAACTGGCTGAACAGCGAATATGGCGAAGATGCCGCTGAAATGTTTGTTTTTGAAAAAAACGATGGCGAATGGGTGGTAGCGTGGTAACCCCATCACCTGAAGAAATAAGAGCCGCAAGATCTGCGGCTCGCCTTACTCAGTCCCAATGCGCTAAGCTGGTACACAGCACGTTACGCAGCTGGCAGTTCTGGGAAGCTGGAGACAGGAAAATGCATCCCGCAATTTGGGAATTGTTTCTTTTGAAAAAACCGCAAAATTAAATTTCTAATTACCACTTAAGCCTGCGGCATGTTGGTTTGCGGTGACCGTCGCCCCTATCCGGCATTCACGGCTATCGCGTAACGACGCCATCGGTACATTCACCACAACGAAAAGCCCCCTGTTTCACAACACGCGTTCATTGCCAGGCAATTACACGTCAGGAGGCTTATCTGTTGTGCAGATATGAAAAAAGGCCCACCGAAGTGAGCCTTAAAATTGGCGCCAGATAGCTTCTGGCTGGTCATATCCATTTCTGTTATCGTTAAATCGCCAAAAATAACCTTACAGATATGGAGTATTTAATGAGCGACACTGTCAGCTTTAAATGCCCTGGCTGCGGCCATGACCTCGTCGTAAGCGGTCCCACTGAAATCACAGACACAAACGATATCGAAGGAACCACCTGCAACAACTGCGGGCGTACCATTCACAAGAATGATATTGTCGACCAGGTCAGACAACATGCTGCCGAACTGGTCAGGAATATGTTCGGGAAGCACTTCAAGTAATGCCTGCAGTTTTCTCTCAATGCCGCTGGTGTCGGCCTTAATTGATGCCAGCATTGACTATGCTCCTATGAATAAAAAAGGCCGCCCTGTGGCGAACTTTGAAATTGGTGCAGCATACTGGACTCGAACCAGTAACCGGCGGATTAGAACTCCGCTGCTCTATCCGATTGAGCCAATGCTGCTTATTGTTTGCCGGGGCCGCAGTTCCTCATGACCGCTCATCGGCTTGCGTTACCATTTCGTCGAAAACGACAATATGGCACAAATAAAAAAGCCCCAGCAGTTACGCTAGGGCTTCTTACGGTGATGCTTCAGCTGAATGCCAATGGGCTTATATCCGCCGTTTACTTACTTCCTCGTCATCACCGCGCTCAGTTCGCTTTGCTTCCCGAGCATATATGCAATGTGCCAGGTTTATTGCCCTTTGTCTTTAGCAATTTGTGCTATTATGCAGCGATTGCAGTAATTTCTTTCTCCCGCTCACGCTTAACAGCATAGAACAATTCTCCTTCAAGGATATTTTGCGCCCATTCCATTCTGTTTCTGGCTTCCTTCGGCGTGATGCCGGTGAAGTAAATCAGACTTGAAGCAATGTTTTGCGCGCTCTTGCGCTTGCAGTATCGTAATCTGGCTACAGAGCGGAGGGGATTGTCACGCCCGAAGGTCTTAACGATTACTGATTCCATGAAAGCAGCATCATCTGATTCTTTGGCGAGAGCGATGATGTTGCTTGCGGATGATTGTGGAACCAGAATATCGCGCGCCTTGCGCATAAGCTCTTCCCCTCTGTAGCCCTCACAGTGAAGCTCTGTTACTACCCTTTCAATTTGCCTAGCCTTCTGCTCGCTCCATTCGCAGCGCATCATGAGGCGGCCTATCACGTTAACTTCCCCGCGCTCGTACTCGTCGCCAGATAAGTGATCACCCCACACTGTTAACAGGTGTCGTATCCATGCCTGCTGAGAGGTGTTGATGGTTTTCCAGCCATTGCCAAACAACCGACGCATATCAGCAGCAGAGCGCACGCCGGAAAGCCTGACAATCTGCTGATAGTCTTTTTCGATTCTCATCGTTTCTTCCTTCTCGGATTAGCGTCCCATGACTGCACATGGGTTGGCTGCACTGCTGGAGTGATAGGCCGGAATCTGCTGAGTAATTTCTTTAGCCAGGTCATGCTGCCTCCCTCTGCTTTACCAATTCACGCAGCAAAGCCCTGTAACGCGCTCTGATGCGTTCCAGTTCCTCTCTGGTGTATCGGTGTGGTGTATTGTTGTTTTCGAGTGCCTCGACGCGCTGAGGGCCGATTTTTGCTATGAGGTTGATGCGGTATGGACCGATATTGCCGGAGTGGTGAGTATTACAGGCTGAACACTGGCTGTGGCAGTTGTCCTCGTTGAACCGCAATTGCGATGCTTTAGCCGTCGTTCGGTAGTGGCCGGCATGATAGCTGACCGCCGTTGTACTGCCGCAGCTGATGCAGATATCTCCGTCTCTCGCCCTGATGTAGTCGTTGAATGCTCGCTGGGTCATGTTCATCCAGTGGCTTAATGGCTTTACATCGGCCTTGCGCTTGTTCCATGCAGCACGCCGCTCTTTCTCCTCGCGCTGTTGCTTGCGCTGGGTGAGTTGCTTAGCGAGTTGGATGGCACATTTTGGAGAGCAGGCGGTTTGCAGGGTGTTGCGGGGGATGAATTTCTCAGAGCAGGCTTTACACTTCTTCGGCTTTGGCGGCTTGCCTTTAACCATCGTCCCCTCCAGTCATATCACCATTCGGATCTCGGAATATCGCGTAAAACGCGCTGCAGTCATCGCACACCCACGCCTCATCGGGCGACAGCGGTATTCCACAGTCTGCGCAGCACTGTTCTTTCATCTCGTCCTCCTCATGCGATCCCATTTGGCCTGCAATAGCCCATGAACGTAATCAAATGAAATTACCTGGCTAGCTGGCGGGATGGGCTTTGGTTTGTTTGTACTGCGGCGGGTCGGGCGGAAAATCAGGTTATCGAGGGCTAACTGCGTGACGCTTTTCTTTCTCCTTGTCATGCTCGCCTCGCTTCGGAAATAGCCCGATTGAACACCATCATTTTCCGGCTCTGGCCAAATTTCAGGCCAAGATTCCCCAGGGCGTATCTCGACTCTGCGCCACCGTTAAGCCTGATTAATTTGCCATTATCTATCAGGCGCTGGATTGTAGATTTGATAGTGTTTTCTTTAGCGTCGGTTTTGCTAACAACTCTTTTCAGCAGTTCAGAAGAGCTGATTGATAAAATCTCCGGCATCACCTCTAATACAGCCCTCTCAATTTCAATCATTATCCGTGCCATTAAGCCACCTCCCCAGCATCAACAACCCCACCCTGCCCCGCAGTGAACATCGCATACGACAGCGGGTCGCAGATCCTCACCTCCATTTCGTGAGCCGTTTTCTGATAAACGGCGTGGCTCCGCCGCGTCTGTGACGACAACCAAATTGCCTCTTCTATCGCCGCTGCGATGTCTGTGAACACTGTCATGACGCTCTCCCAAAGTAATCATTGCTGTAGCGAACATCCCGAAATTTCACGCCGTTACCGACGGCCCAAGCCTGGGAGTATTCAATCAGGCTCTCCATGCGCTTAATGCCCATCTTTGCCGTCGATTCCCTGATGTTGCAGAACTCCCCCTCAAGCCCCGGCACCACTTCAGCACCCATGCCGGTAGCCATCGCATGACCTGAAACAAACAACGTTTTCCACTGCACCGGCGTGCGCGGTTTGCCCAGCCATTCGGCCTGACGCGCCACATCGCCACACAGGGCATGAAAGAGGCTGTTTTGCAGAAGAGTGCGGTCAAAGTCGGTGATGCGGATTGTGATGGGATGATGGTCGTTAAGCGGGAGTTTGAGGATTGCGTCTATCAGATTGCGCCGCACTTGCTCATTGCGGAGGAAAAACGTTTTTTTCTCCATCACCCCTCCGGTTAGTTTTCCTGACACCAACAAAAAGGGCCACCGTCACCGATAGCCCAGTTATTAGCTCTGCTGTGTACCAGTTCATCTGATGAACTCCCATCCGAATTTAGCTATTGCCACCGGAGCAAGACCGATAAGCAGCCACGTCAACAATAAAGCAAACAGACTTCCGAAAAGGCCTGCACCCCTGTTAATTCTGACGAAAACTATGCTCAAGATGATAAAGAACCATGCCAGCATCCACCCAACAGTTATAAGTTTTGCGAATATCACGCCCTCTCCTCCCCGCCCAGCGCCAAAAAATAAGGGCCGCGATAATCAGCAGCCCTGTGAGTTTCTCTGTTGTGTATGCCTGGTGCATTATTCCTCCGGTGGCGGGGGTAGTGGCTGCCAGTGGGTTACTTCTTTCAGGCCTAAATTTACTTCAACATCTGCGGTCAGGTATTGCTCGAACCATACTTTGCTTGATGAGACACTATGTTCAATTTTAAAGATGAAACAGTTAACCCACCCATTGTGAAAGGCAACTACCTTCTGTCCATTTTCAGGCATCCGCTCACTGCACTTTATCCAGTTTCTCATCACTCACTCTCCTGCATCATCAGGTAGCAGATCATCGCGGCGCGGAGTGGGTTGGCTTGATACTGAATTCCATGCGCCCGACAGCTGGATTGAGCGTCCCACCATTGGTGCGCTCCATGCTCACTGGCATCGGGCATTAACGCTATGCGGTTGGCCACAATAATCGGCCATGCGTCTGCGGGGTTGTTGCATGGTTCGAAAATTCTACCAAGTTTTTCCACTGCGCCATTCATTAATCCGAAGTTACCCCTCCCCAGCCAGTGAAGCGCCACTTCTGCGTTTATTTTGTTGTCACTCAGTTTGCTGTAGTCCATCAAAATCCTCCCCGTTTCTGGCCTTTGGCTGGCTGCTGCCGTGCATCACGCTCAGTACGCGCCGCCATCTGGTCCATGTCATAAATTGCTCCGTCCTTCTGCAGACAGAACACGGTGCCAGTGTTGCCGTGGCGGTTAAGTCGCAGCAGCAGCTCAGTTTCACCTGCCGGAACGGTTTCATCGAAAGCGCCTTCGCGGTGGATGCCCACCCAGTAATCACAGTCCTGTTCAATCTGCCCGGTGTCGCGCGAGTCGCTTGGTAATGGCCGCTTGTTGACGCGCTTCTCCAGCTCACGGTTCAACTGAGTCAGCAGCACAACGACGCAGCCAAGCTCTTTGGCAAGATTCTTCAGTCCTTTGGTGATCATCCCATATGCGAGGTCGTTACGGTCGGCCTTCTCGGCTGTCATCAGGGTCAGGTAATCGACCAATACCATTCCTACGGCGCCCTTCTGGCGTCTCACCTTGCGGCACTCTGCGACGATGTGCGCCAGAGACAGTCCGGGGGTGTCGTCGATGTACAGCAGGTCTTCTTCTCGCATCCGGTTTGCTGTTTTTATTGCCCTGTCGAAATCAGCGTCATAGTCGCCTTGGTACTCCGCATCAGCGTCATCAGTGGCCGGCATGTAAAAAATGCTCGGGTTAACGCCTGATTTCTGCCCTACCAACTTTTCCAGAATTTGGTCTGCGGGCATCTCCAGACTGAACATCAGGGCGGGCTTCTTCTCGCGAATTGCGCAGTTGATTGCCATCTGACTGTATAGCGTGGTTTTCCCCATTTTAGGCCGAGCGCCGATGACGAACAGCGAGCCTTTGACCAGACCTTTCGGTGCCAGCATTCGATCTAGCGACGGAATACCGGTGCTCATTCCGCGCTGTTCACCCTGCGGATCGAAGCGCTTTTCAAGGTCAGTCACCCACTCGTCCATCACATCGCCAAAAGAACGCAGCCCGCGGCGTTTTCCGGTTTTGGCGTAGTCGCTGATTTGCGTGGTAAGCATGGTGATCGACTCCAGCTTTTCGACGGCTGTCATGCTGTTGCGGCTGTAGAGCAGCTCCAGTGCTTCGCTCAGCTTGCTGATTGCGTAACGCTCCATAGCTTTATCGCGTACCACGGCAGCGTAAGCTGTCAGATTTGCAACTGATGGAGTGTTCTTTGCCATCTCGGCCAGATAAGCAAATCCGCCAAATTGCTTTCCGCCAGCTTCCAGCTCATCTGACAGGGTCAGCAGGTCGATTGGCTTATTTCGAGCTAACAGGTCGCGGATGGCGCTGAAGATAATTGCGTGTGAAGCGTTGAAGAAACTTTCTGACTTCAGCATCGCCATAACCTTCTGCGTGCGCTCTTCGCCACCGTCCAGCATGAGGCCACCGATAACCGCCTGCTCTGCATCGAGGCTATGCGGTGGTTGCATGAGATTATCTGTCATCCTTGTCTCCTTCTCGAACGTCGCGATAGAGCTTCTCAGAGAGGAAGCTGTCGAACTTCATGCGGCGCCATGTCTTTCCAGTGCGGTTATCAGGTCGGTCTTCCAGCATCCAGCGGCAGTTGGCGCTAATGTACTGGAGGTAGGTTCGGAATCCTTCCATGGTGAGAGGTTCGCCGTTATCAAACTGACGTGCGATTTTGTTGGCCTTCCCCCAAAATCGTTTAATCAGGTTTCGGCGGTCTTCATCCATAACTCGCCAGCCTCTTGCTTCCGGAAGCTCTTCCTTCAGGCATTGCCAGACCTCTTCGCATGAAATCCGTTGCTTCTGAACAGCATGTTTTGATGCGGAAGTTGCACACTCAATATCTTTAGATATTGAGTTATTAGTTAGTAATTCATTATCTGTGGTAATTTGCTGGTAATTTGCTGGTACAGCATCCCGATCAGGCGTTGCGGTGCCTGGCTTCGTGCTGGTAATCTGCTGGTGATCTGCTGGTACAGAATTCAGCTGATAATCGTCGTATTTTGTGATGCGAATAATCGAGAACTTGCTGTTAGATACCCAGCTAACCATATCCAGTTTTTTAAACTTTCTGAGCAGGTACTGGACACGATCTGGTGATAATCCAGTTTCAAAAGCCAGGGCGTTTCTGCCAGAAAGCAACTCTCCACGCCTGACCAGTTTCTCCCCTAAGTCTGTCATCACATTTTCAGGGGAATATTTTGCTTTCAGGATCAGGTGAATCCACAGGTGAGCCGCCTCTGGGTCTTTATAGAATGGCAGCTCCATAATTTTACGATGCAGCAAGGCGAACCCCTTACCGGTTACCTCCGGCGTCTCTGCTTGCTTGCGCTTAAACGCTAAGACGTTGCTCATTGGTTCTTCTCCTTAACCTTATACGTTTCCAGAATTTCCCTCAGCTTCGGCGCGATTGCCGGATTGCATTTGGTCAGGAAGTCGAGGCGAAGAAGGTTTTTATGCACACCAGTGTGGCGATAAGACTGCTTTTTCATGTATAATTACTCCGTTGAAATTGCTTACATTTCGATATCAGGCGCTGAAACTGTTCCCGCAGTCCGGCGCCTTTTCTTTTCCCATCGCAGCAGCTACCGCTTGTCTGGCCACCTCTGCTATCAGGCTCGTTTCCCAAACCTTTTCCAGCAGCACAAATACCGTCGCCATATCGCGCAGGTTTAACCTGCTCACTTTCGATTCATGCCATCCTGCCTCAGCGGCCAGAACGCGCTGGCCTTTATGGGTCAGACGACTGCGCAATTCTGTTTCTACTTCGTTGATCAACTTGCTGTTTCTTGCGTGTTCCATGATTGATAATTTCCATATCAGTTAATTGGTTACGTGCGACACCCGTGGGGTGCCACTGTTGTTTTGCCCCCTGCAACAGGTGGCGGTCTGATTGATAAAGAGCGACGATGCTTATGCTGCTTTTTGCGGAGGGAATAACGAGTCCAGATTTGTTTTCCCGCCGAGTTTGTTTAATGCCTGCACAATGATTCGACATGAGGTTAAGTCAGGGTGGCGCTTACCGGATTCATAATTTCCAATCCGTGACGCACCCCATCCGCCACATGCCTGAGCGAGAGCTGACTGGGTTATCCCCAGCTTCCTCCTTTCATTTGCTATGTTATTCATGCTTCTTCCTTAACTTGCTAACCATGCGCATATTAAACACAAATTGTGATAGCAAATCAACACAAATCGTGTAAGGCGTGTTATCACGTAATGTGATAAAAAATGATTATGAAAACAAAAGAAACCATCTCTCAAAGAATTAAGCGGCTGCGTGAGTTCAAAGGCCTTTCACAACGGGCTTTGGCTGAGCTCTGCGGTTGGGCTTCGCAGTCTCGGATAGGAAATTATGAGTCGGGAACTAGAGCGGTAAGCGTTGATGATGCAGAGGTAATAGCACGGGCTCTTGGCGTTAGCTCCGCAGAACTGTTGTTTGGCTCCGCATATAAGGGTCCATATGATGCAGGAAAATCATACCCAGTCCTCAGCAAAGTGCAGGCCGGCGCATGGGGTGAGGCTATTGAGGCCTACACCCTGAAGGAAGTGGATATGTGGCTGGAGTCTGACGCTCACATCCAGGGGGAAGCTTTCTGGCTTGAAGTTGAAGGCGACTCCATGACGGCGCCAGCAGGCCTCAGCATACCTGAAGGAACGTTTGTTCTGTTTGATACCGGGCGAGACGCGATCAACAACAGCCTGGTGATTGCCAAGCTGTCAGACAGCAATGAGGCCACGTTTAAGCGCTTGGTGCTCGACGGTGCGCAGAAGTATTTGAAGGGGCTAAACCCTCAGTGGCCCATGATACCCGTCAACGGTAACTGCCGGATCATCGGGGTGGCTGTCGAGACTAAGATGCGACTGGTTTAGCTGAAATCCTATAAATATAAATTTTTACTGGGCGGGAGCATGAACACAGATAAAAATGGAAAAATAGCATTTATTTTTCCTGCAAATGAACAGTCAGGAATAGCCAAGCCAACCTTAAATTTTAAATCAATTAATGGCCATTTTCATATAACAGTAGGTATATCATTTATAAATCTTCTTGTTGATGACATCTATTTCACAAGGCTTGATGTCGTTTCACCATCTGGCGAAAGCATTATGAGTGAAAAGATAAAACCCATACCAGCCAACAGCATAGACCCAGTGATGCATACTTCATTTCTGTCGGCAAGCATGTATTTGGAAGCAAAAGAATCTGGAGTGTATACCTTCAAATGTGAGCTGATAGAATCACTTAGAGACTCACTAGATAAAAAAGAAGCATATTTCAATGTAGTAAGCGAGGATTGGCATGGGTAATGCTAAACTAGAGTTAGTCCATAGCACATCGCCTGAATCGCTTAGTAGTAGACTCAGAGTGACAGATGGTTCATCATCATATGGCAATGGCGGCGGTGGAGGAGATGACATGCTACTTAGGGTTGCTAAACTGGAAGCTAATGTTGAAGACATCAAAGCAAATCTTGCCGAAGCTCGTGCGGATATCCGTGAGCTACGCAAGACTTCTGCTGACACTTCTCGCGATGTAGCTGTAATTCTTCAGAAGCAGATCGATATAGATGAAAAATTATCAAAAAAACCAAGCATCAGCGAAATGAACTCATCCATAATATCGGCAGTAAACAAACAAATCCTCTGGACGATCTTTACAGCTATAGCTATCGCTGGGATATCGCTGTCAGTTGCGAAGTTGTTTTTCTAAAAGATTATCCTCCAGTCAATGCCAAGCCGCTACCGAAGCGGCTTTTTCGCTCCTGCAGCATCTGCCCTTTCGTCACTCCTGCACTTTTTCGTCACTCCTGCACTTTTTCGTCACTCCTGCACTTTTTTTCACCTCCTGCACCCTGCGGGTAAACCTGCACCCTGCCACTTAGCGGGGCTTTCTCGGCCACAAACCTCATAGCAACCATTCTGATTTTAAAATAACCATTGAAAACAGTGGGTAAAGCAACCCACCACCAATTAAACACAATTTGTGTTGACGCATTTAACACGATATGTGATTATCTGCTCATCGAAACGAAACATCGACGGCAAGCTAACTACTTGCGACCTCATAGGTCTGCTCATTAACAAGACGATTCCTACCTGATGCAGGTAGGCCGGAGCGAGTGCTTCGGGGTGTGGTGAATGTGGCTATGCGCACACGGTACAGCCAACATTCATGCTTCATGAATGCTCTCCTTTATCCGGGCATTGATGGCTGTAAATGCTCGCCGGGAGGCACCGGCACCACACCACCAAAGCACTCATCAGGAGAAATACCATGAATTCGAAGCAGCGTTACAACGCAAAACGTGCAGCCGCTCATCGTGCAAAACGTCGCAGCGAGCCTCGGTTTGTAAAAATCATCAATGCCGCTCTGTACGGGTCTGATCGCGTTAGCAAAGCGCTGAGCAGTATCGATTACAAAATGAGCCCGAGGCCATCGCGTGAAGAAATCGGCGGCACCTGCCTGCCTGATGTTGCGATTTATGCGGCCGGGTATCGGAAGAGTAACGGGATAACAGCGAGGTAATCATGGACACAGCAACAGAGTTTAAAAAGATAGCGCCGTATATCGCCAATCGCGTCAGAGAGCGCATCACAGACAACATGCCAGACGAAGCCATCATGAAGCTGATACACGCTGAAATCATGGAGCACTTCGCTAATCAGCAGCAGATGTTTATGCAGTACCTGAACTTTACAGCAGACCAGCGGAGGATGTTTGCAGCAGCGATGTATGACGCTCTGACGCCGCTGGCTGAGAAATTAGAAACGACAGTTAACCCACTCTATGCAGCCTATGTGGAGCGAACAGGAAATACTGGCGCACTGAATTACATGACAGGCCGCTAAGCGGCCTTTTATTGGCAATTACGAGATATCAAAATGAACGCTACCGAATTAAATAGGATTTTATATGAGCACCATCAATGGGTTCAAAGCGAAGGCAAGTCAGGAAAGTGCGCCAACCTGCGCCGTGCCAACCTGCGCGATGCCGACCTGATTGGTGCCAACCTGCGCGATGCCGACCTGCGCGGTTCCAGCTTGCCGGAGAAAACTTTTGTAATGGTGGGTGAGGATTATTTCCTGCAAATCACTAACGGTGAGTGTGTACGGGTGGGTTGCCAGCAACATACCGTAGAGCAGTGGCGCAAATTCTCCAGGCTGGAAATTGCGAAAATGGATGGGGCAAAGGCGTTGAAATTCTACCCGCGACTGTTGGATATTATTGATTTTTATCTTGGAAAAGGCGAGCGCCCTGGCTGGGTTAAATTAACTGACGAGGTTGAAGATGGGACAATTTAAAGGCACGCCCGGGCCGTGGCGGTTAGACCAATATGGGAACGTAGTTCACGGCCAGGCTGATGGCTTTGGAATAAATAAATCTGTGCGGGTAAGTGGCGTGGCTATTCCTGGGCAGGTAACGGCAGAATACGAAGCTAACACTCGGTTGTTAGCCGCAGCACCTGAGCTTTTTGAGTCGCTTCGTGGGTTAATCGCTCTTTATGAGCATGACGAAGGCTGCCGGCAGACACAAGAGTACAAAAGAGCAAAGGCCGCCATGGCAAAGGCATTGGGCCAGTAACCACTACAGGAGAGTGAGGATGCATGACATCGAAATTCCCGAAAGCTTTGATCCGGATTGGGTTGCTGAGCAATTAAGAGTTTTAGCGGAAAAGCTTGAGGTAGTGAATTATCAGGTTCCGCCTGATGAAGATACCAGCAGCATAGAGCAGGCAATTCGAATTGTGGAAGCTCTTCGTGACTATGCAGGCCACTGAGTAACACCGTAAAGCTGTCTGCTCAGACGGCTTTGAGGTGCTACGCAGCGACATTTAACAGGAGATATCAGGATGGGAAATATGAGCTATTGCCAGTTCAGAAATACAAAGCTGGATTTCGAGCAGTGCCTTGATGCGATCGGAAATTGTTCGTCTTTATCTGATTTCAGCAAAGACGAACAGAAATATGCCAGATCTTTACGAGAAATGGCTGAACAGTATATTGAATGGTTCGATCAGATCGAAACACAAAGCCTTGAATAAGGAATGGAATGCGAATAGCCCGCCACTGAGGGATTAATTTTTTGCAATAAGGAAAGAAAAATTGAGCAAATACAGAAAGTTAGATCAACTAATTTTGGACAGCATTAGCACTGGGCCAAGTAAATTTTCGGATATTTATTTTGGCAAGCCTGGCAGCAGCAGTAAAGGTGCTTACCCAGCATGTCGTGAATTGTGCGCGGGAGCCGAGGAACCGGCCCGCATTCTCGACCGCCGACTTCAGGCTATGAGAAAAAAGGGATTAATCGTGTATATGAAGGGCTGGCGGAAGCTTTGATCCCTTAACCAGGGTGGGGAAGATAATGCAAGAATTTGAATATTTTGTTATGGATGGGCGGGCAAGATTTAACACCGAGCGCGCAGCAGTATTCGAATCGTTAGGGAGAACGCCACCAAAGCAGTGGAAGCTGAGCCGTGACTGGGGCGGGATGGACGCAGTTCTGGTTCGCGCCCCAGTGATAATCGCTTTAAAAAACGGCGGATCTTCATGCGGTGACTTTGAATACGTCTGCGACATAGAGTAAATCGCAAAGCCGTTATACGTGACGGCTTGACGATTTATTGTAAATTTCGCCCCTGTTAAGGGGCATTTTAATTCCATATCAACGAGGTAAACCCATGCGCTTAGCTTACGCAGGGGCGGCATCGGGCTGCCCTACATTCGACGGCATCAAATCAGTGATGCACGCACGTAAAAACATTCTGACCGGCGCCGACTTTGCACCGCCACCGAAAAAAAGCTGGTTGCAAAAACTGTTTGAAATCCTGAGTGCGGAGGGCAATCCGTAATGAAACTCACATACAAAGACGAACAGGAAATTACTGCGATCATTGCCTCACTTTCTGATGCAGATCATGAGCGCATTCGCGAGACGGTCGAATACCGGGCGGAACGTGATTCAGCTAATCCGATAATGACCGCAATTCGAGAGTATTATCCAGGCGAACACACAAAACTCGCGTGCAATTATCTGGACGAGAGCGACGTTGATTATCAGCAGCGAGCAGGAGAAATGCTGTTTGATGTGCTGACGATGATTATTACGCGCGAATATGCAGTTGAGGTGTTTATGCGCCGGCATTCGTTTGACGAGGTGGCGTGATGGAGCCGGGCATCTACTACGACATCAGCAATGAGGACTATCACGGCGGCCCGGGCATCAGCAAATCGCAGCTGGATGATATTGCAGTTAGCCCAGCTATCTATCAGTGGCGGAAAGGTGCGCCAGTTGATGAAGAAAAAACAGCCGCGCTGGATTTAGGCACCGCCCTGCACTGCCTGCTTCTTGAGCCAGATGAATTTAGCAAGCGCTTTGAGATAGGGCCGGAGGTTAACCGCCGGACTACTGCAGGAAAGGAGAAGGAAAAGGAATTTCTGGAACGGTGCGAGGCTGAGGGAATCACGCCTATCACGCACGACGACAACCGGAAGCTGAAGCTGATGCGTGAAAGTGCAATGGCCCATCCGATTGCCCGGTGGATGCTCGAAGCGCAGGGAAATGCAGAGGCGAGCATTTACTGGAGTGACCGAGACACCGGCGTTTTATCGCGCTGCCGGCCGGACAAAATCATCACTGAGTTTAACTGGTGCATTGATGTAAAAAGCACAGCTGATATCGACAGGTTTAAAAAGGATTTCTATAGCTACCGCTATCACGTCCAGGACTCCTTCTACACGGATGGATATGCCTCGCAATTTGGTGAGATTCCTACTTTCGCATTTCTGGCAGTCAGTACATCAATCAGCTGCGGCAGATTCCCGGTGCAGGTATTCATACTTGACCAGTTAGCCAAGGATGCCGGGCGAGCAGAATATAAAAGAAACCTTCAAACCTACGCAGAATGCATGTCGCGCAATGAGTGGCCCGGCATAGCAACACTATCTCTCCCTTATTGGGCTAAGGAATTACGCAATGACTAACCAGCCTCCTATTGCCAGCGCTGACCTGCAGAAGACGCAGCAAAGCAAGCAGGTTGCCAACAAAACGCCCGAGCAAACGCTTGTCGGCTTCATGAATCAGCCAGCCATGAAAAGCCAGCTTGCTGCGGCTCTTCCTCGTCATATGACGGCTGACCGCATGATTCGCATCGTCACCACTGAAATACGCAAAAACCCGACGCTCGCAAAGTGTGACACTCAAAGCTTTATCGGTGCCGTCGTACAGTGCTCTCAGCTTGGCCTGGAGCCTGGCGGCGCACTTGGTCACGCATACCTCATTCCATTCGAGAAAAGGAAAAAAGACTCGGCAGGAAATTGGGTTACAGAGCGCACTGATATACAGCTAATTATCGGCTACCGCGGGATGATTGATTTAGCTCGGCGCTCAGGGCAAATCATCAGCCTTTCTGCTCGCGCTGTGCGAGAGGGGGATGAATTCAGTTACGAATATGGCCTTGATGAGCGGCTTCACCATAAGCCATGTGATGATGAGTCAGCGCCGATTACGCATGTTTATTCCGTAGCAAAGCTCAGGGATGGCGGGGTTCAGTTTGAAGTTATGAGTGCTCGCCAAGTCAATCAGGTAGCAGCTCAAAGCAAATCAGTAAAAAAGAATAAAGACGGGTCAATCAACTGGGATGGCACAAACTCTCCTTGGGCTACTCACTGGGAAGAGATGGCAAAGAAAACTGTCATCCGTCGCCTGTTCAAATATCTGCCGGTCAGCATTGAAATGCAGAAAGCTGTAGTTTTGGATGAAAAAGCCGAGTCTGACATTGATCAGGACAACGCATCCGTATTGAGTGCCGAATACAGCGTTCTCGAAGGTGATTCAGGAAACCATTCATGATTGCTTTAAAGAACGAACAGATGACAGAGGTAGAGCAGCGCTTAGCCGAGCTTGAAGAGGCGCAGTTGCTGCATGAACAGGAACTTTACGACGCACGTGCTGAATTTGATGATTTAGCGGCTGCTATGGGTTGGAGCAAACGCGATCTGGTTAACGGCATTGGGCCGATGGATTACGCGCGGAATCTGAAAGCCAGGGCAGAGTCGGCAGAGGTGAAAAAATGACGTACGCCGATCCGATTGACGAAGCAACTGCCCGCGAGATGCAGCTGATCGAGATTGCTCTGGCTAACCGCACGCATCCTGAGCCCCGCTCCCCGATTTGCAAAAACTGCGGAGAGCCATCATTACCGGCGACCAGTTACTGCAGTTCTGAATGTCGCGAGGACGACGAGCGCATTGAGCGCGCTAAGCAGCATCGCCGAGTGGCATGAGTCCGGCGCAGGAAAATGCGCTAAGGGCCGTAGCGCGTAAATGCAGGAGCGAAATCATCAGCGCCATACATGGCAGGCCTAAATCAGAGCACGACCGCATCACCACCTCCATCCTCGATAAATATACACAGCAGATCAGCGCCCTACCGACAGGAAGATTCAGGGCAAAATCCTGGCTTTCTTACTACGTGATGCTGATAGGTAAAGAGCAGCGATGTTGATCATGACAGTAAAAAAGGCGACACATACACGGGCCAGACTCTCACCAATCTGGCCTTTTTATTTGCTTCGCGCTGGCGCTGTGCTGGCAGCATAAGGAGTAGATATGGAAACCTATGCCCTATCTATGGATGAGGCCTGCGCGTTCCTCGGAATTTCTCGCCCCACCTGCCAGCAGTGGATACGCAGCGGCAGGCTCATGGCAACGCGCAAAGACCCGTCCAAACCAAAATCGCCTTACCTTCTCACCCGTCAGGCATGTATTGCCGCTCTCAACAATCCGATGCACACTGTCGCCGTGAGCGCGGCAGATGCACATGAGGAGAATAAATCATGTCGATCTTCCGCAGAGGTTCCGTCTGGTACGGGAGTTACACGACGCCGGGCGGGAAGCGCATTAAAGAGTCTCTTGGCACAGAGGACAGAAAGCAGGCTCAGGAGCTCCACGACCGCAGAAAGGCTGAGTTATGGCGAATAGAGCGGCTGGGTGATTTCCCCGATGTTACATTCGAAGAAGCATGCCTGCGCTGGCTGGAAGAAAAGGCGCACAAAAAATCACTCGATGCTGATAAGGGCCGGATCGGATTCTGGCTCATGCATTTTGAGGGTGTGCTGCTGAAGGATATAACCGAGGCAAAGATTTACGCCGCGGTCAGCAGGATGACCAACCGCAAGGCAAAAGAGCGATGGGAGCAACGCGCCGTATCGATGGCGAAGAAGGGGCTGGATATCGGCGAGTACAAACCGGCCGCCGTTTCCACCTCTACAAAAGCGAAGCACCTGGCATTAATGAAGGCGCTGATGCGGGCAGCGGAACGTGAGTGGAAGTGGATCGAAAAGTCGCCGGTTATCAAAGTGCCTCAGGAAAGAAATAAGCGGGTGCGGTGGCTCGAACCCGCTGAGGCGAAGCGACTGATTGAAGAGTGCCCTGAACCGCTCAAGTCTACCGTAGAGTTCGCGCTGGCAACAGGATTGCGCCGGTCGAACATCGTTGACCTGACGTGGCAGCAGATTGACCTGCAGAGAAAGGTGGCGTGGATATACCCGGAAGAGAGCAAATCAGGCAGAGCTATTGGCGTAGCACTGAATGAAATGGCGGAAGCTGTTTTGAGGCGGCAGATCGGCCGGCATCACAACTGGGTATTCGTTCACACCGAATCGGTGAAGAGGAATGACGGAACCACTACAGCAAGCGTCAGGAAGATGCGGGTTGATTCAAACACTGCGTGGCGAGCAGCATTGAAACGAGCTGGGATAGAAGATTTCCGGTTCCATGACCTTCGCCATACGTGGGCGAGCTGGTTAATTCAGGCGGGCGTTCCGTTATCGGCACTTCAGGAAATGGGAGGCTGGGAAAGCATCGAAATGGTACAGCGATACGCCCACCTTGCACCTAACCACTTGACCGAGCATGCACGGCAAATTGATGCGATTTTTGGCAGTCGTGTCCCAAATCTGTCCCATGTGGAAAACCTGGCAGCCGGAGGAAGGGGGTAA